AGACCTGCTGCATAAGTGTGTCGGTGGGTGAGGGAGTATGATAAAGGGGCTGGGGGGGGGGAAGTGGAAGTGGTGGCGGTGGTGGCGGCTCTGGATACCCTACTGGGCAAGGTGGCCAAGATGGATATGGAAGTTCATCAACCCTTATTGGCACTGGTAATTCCGGAAGTGGTGCATCTTGTCCCTTTGGCGGTGGAGGTGGCGGTGTACGTTCCGGCTCAACCGCTAGCTTAGGCGGCATCACGGGTAAGGCGGGTTATGGATATGGATCAGGTGGAGCTGGCGGCTCTACTGGAGTCTCAGGTAGTGGCGGCGCTGGCATGCCCGGAATTATGATAGTGGAGTGGTAATCGATGAGTGAAGCAGTCAAACGCTATGCGGTACTGGAAACTGGCACGAACGTTGTTGAAAACATTATTCTGGCAAATGAAAGCTTTGTCCTTGATGGCTACACATTACAGCTCATTTCAAACAAGGTTTTCTGTGAGCCGGGGATGTATTACAACGTAAGTGACGAGCTTTATTACCAAAATCCGGAGTTCACTACAATTTATCCGGCCTATGAAGCTGATTCGCTTTAAAATATAACCCGCCTGTGCGGGTTATTTTCTCTTTAGAAACGTTAATGGCTAATGGTAAATTTAAATTTCAAGACGACTCTTCCTCTGGACTTATAGGCCAGGTGATGTCTGGAGCTTGAGAAACATCGACCGCCTGTACAGCCTGAATATATTCCATCCATATGGTGAGAGAGGCTTTATCCTCATCTGTAATAATTCCGAGAAGCAGCTGTGTCTGCCATGCCTGCGTTTTACTATTGGCCTCGCTAATATACGACGCCTTTTGTACATTTGCAGCCGCCACTAATGCCGTATGCTGCGCAGTTAGATCTGTAACCCATTCCGCTCCGTTCCACACATCATAGGCAGTGGCGGGCTTTAGCAAAGTCGTGGATTCTGGATAGTCACCCACTGAGCTAATAATTACCGCCGAACCATCTGCGGTGCTGTAAACCGTCTCGCCGCGATGGTCGTCAACCTGTTGCCAGCTGTTATTACTGAATAAGCAGACTTTCCCAACTACGTCGGTGGGAGGAGCTTCCGCTGTAGAATGGGCTGGAACACCAACCCCGCTAACCATATATTCCTGACTACTGCCAATGAATAGGCCAGTCTCAGGATCGAAGTTATAAACCGTTATAGATCCAGCCGACTCTGCCAGCCCATTTTCATCCAGCGTTACACTATTTTCGACGGTCATTATGCTGCCCTCACGATGTAGTTAAATGCAATATTTCGTGGGTGTACTCTGCGATAAGTTGTGCCAGTAGAGGACAGCGTAGTCGTCGCGGTATAAACGGCATAGCTGGAATGCACGTTGCCGGTTTCAAAATCCTCAATATCGATGCCGCTATAACCTGTAAAGCCACCAAGGGTTACGGAAATACCTGTCGCCGCTTGGGAAGAGAGCAATGTCCTTCCTCTATCAATTCCGCGTCCATCATCAAAGCCACGGATAAACTCGCCGCGAAGATCAGCCAACGTTAGATCCGGATAGGCAAGTGCCAATTTCGGATACAGAGTGCCGCTGAAGCTTGCACCGTTGCTTTTCAAAAAGACCATGCCTGACATGGATGTAAATATCTCATTAGGCATTTTGTCGTATGGCCATGGGAAAGGTGAACCTATGACCGGTGAACCCTCTCCCAAACCAAGGTTTGTAAGAAAGGCTGATTTATCAGCGATATCCGCCCCGTTCGAAGCGATCGCCATTTTTTTACCGAGCGCCGTATTGATGGTGTCGTAAAAATCAGGGTCATCGTTAATGGCGGCCGCAAGCAGCGCGAGCGTATTCAGCGTATCCGGTGCTGTACCCATCAGTGAGGCAATGGCTTTTTTCACCGCCAGCGAGTTTGCGGCTACTGTGGTTGAATCGCTGTCAATATCACTCGACAGACTGATACCAATCGTCTGGTTCACACGATCGGAGGTGTCGATCATGCTTGCCGTGATAGCCGTGCTGCCAGCGGGGATGGTTACTGTGCAGATCAGCAGTTCGCCATCGCTGAGGGTGTAGCTGTCGGTATAGGTCTTCGCGTAAATCTGCGCGGCTTGAGTGGCTGAGGAGCTGTTTACCTGGTAGGTATCAGTCCCCTGCTCATAGACAGCCTTCAGAATGATTGCATAGCTGACGCCGGCGGAAAGCGAAAGCGTTACATCCAGCTGCTGCCGTACCGTAATCTGGTAATAGTCGCCAACATCTACTGACGCGGCACCCGTCGTCTCAGTTGAATCGGCTGAGGTAATTAGCAAGTTCAGGTTGCCGCCCGGCTGCGGATCGAAACCCGAATAAAATCCCGGACTCAGAATGCCGCGGAATTTACGGTTTATCGCTGCGGATGAGTACGGCTCGTGATACTGAACATCAGCCACCAGCGCCAGGGTTGTGGCGTCCGGGTAGCTGACAGAAGTAATTACCGTTGAGTCTGTCATTATTAGCCCCGGATTATGCGATGGTGGTATTGATGGTCATAACGGCCGTGTAAGACTTGCCGACGTACAGCGAATCTTCCTGAACGCACATAATGGCGACCGGGACGTTTTCGTTATCGAGAATGGCGAGTGTATTGAAGGGGTAGCTGGTGCCGTCCGTCAGCTGCGTCTGATCGAGGTCAACGCGTACCGTGATCACGCCATCTGCATAGGTCAGGGTGGGCGTGACCGTACAGAATGAGCTGTCCAGTTCGGAAAGCGTGAAATTGGTCGGGAGGGTTGCGATATCGTAGTTGCCGCTGGAGTTTTCAGTTACCAGCGAGCTGGTGCCGAATACGGCGCTACTAATCAAAAAACGGTCGCCGGTACCAATAGAGGACTCAGCCCGGCGCTCGTAGTAATAATCCTGAATCTGGCTCTTATAAAGAGAGCTCGAAACTGTGGTAGTCATCCTGTATCGCTCCGTGCGATTAATGAAGAAAATCCCTTTTCCTCATGGTAATTCAGGTGACTTGTTAGTTATCCAGCGCGGCCCCGTCGAGCATGATCCGGTCAAAGGTCTGAACCATTTCATCCCAAGTAGAATCCGTCTCTGCTGCTTCAGGCGTAACGCTGTAAATCACAGAATGCGTGAAGCTGAAGCTGTCATCGCCCTCGATCTGATTAAGGGTGACATGAACCGAGCTCACTGCATCCATTGCTATGCTTAGCGTCTCATCCTGCATGGAGGCCCAGGCGTTAATCTGATCGCTGAAGAGGCCTTTTTCGGTATAGTCGAGCACCGCCCCGTCACTTAGTTCCCGATCAAATGTAATGCTGGTGAAATCTCTCACTGGCCCTGCGGTGACAGCAGCCAGCGTCATGCTGGTTGTGATCTCGCCTGCTGACGCCGTATCGCCGCTCTCAACGTAGCCATACTGGCCAGCCGTATCTGACAGGCTAATCAGGTGCATTTCATCCGGGCGCTCATCTTCTGACAGCGAGATATAAAGCGACAGCCCGTCAAACACGATATGGCATGGCAGCAGCGGTTTAACGTATTGCTTGAACCGAGTCAGCGCGGCCTCTGTGACGGCCGCCTGCGTGGTATCGCCGGAATCCAGCTCCAGATCGCCAGAATCTATCGCAGCCATCAGGTCGTTAATGGAAACGCTGATGACGCCGCGGGATGTGAGGAACATCTCACCATAGGTATGCCCGACGCTATCCAGCGTGTCCGAGGAAATCAGCACCGTTCCGTAAGGATATTTTTCAGTGTCAACCGGGGCGTAAAGGGGCTGCCAGGTAATGGGCACCCCGTCAAACTCGCGGTAGAAGGTCTGTGTGATCGGTCGCTCTGTGCCTTTGAAGTGGATTTCATCCAGCCGCTGCTGGAGCAGCATCGGCTTGGATGACGCGTCCGACGTCCGAATGGTGAAGAATTTCCCGAGCTCCGCGATCCGGGTGTCGAGGTCGCTGTCATCCATCGTGAAGATGGATTTTTTATTGGAGACCCTGGCCAGATAGGGGTCCGCAAACGTCGAAAAAAGTGACTGGATCATTGAAGCAAGCGGAGACCACAGAACCGAGTTTTGTTTAGCCGGCGTCAGCCGTGATTTGAACCAGGATGAGTCCATCATGAGTCCTCATAACTGATTGCGTAAGAGCTCCCGTTAACATCGAGGTAAACGAACTCGTTGTAGCCGTTGGAATCCCGCCAGTCGTTAAACGTCAGGCTGAAATCTTCGAAATAGCCCAGGCTTTCGATATAGGCCCACAGGTCTTTTTGCTTGATCAGCACATAATCACCTACGCTGTCAGGATCAAAGTACGTGGAGTCCTTGCCGAACCGGGCCGTCAGGTACGATTTGAGTTCGCTTAAAACCGTTGCTTTTGTCAGGCTGGCCGAGATGGTGCCGGTAAGCGTGATTGTGAATGGAAGCTCGCTTACAGCCGTGTAAGTGAAGGTTTTATTGAGTTCGTTGGGTACGTCATCAAGCGCCGCCAGTACAAGCGACTGCAGCTCGCTCTGTGTCTTGCCTGGATACCAGCCAGAGATGAAAATGTTGTTGATGTTGGCAATCTTCATCTCTCCGTCGAGCACTTCCTGCTCTGCCTCACCCCAGACTTTGCACCAGGACATGCCGGATATGTTCTGGAGAAGATAAAAGGCATAATCAGCCGCCCATACAACCTGATTGTCATAAGCCAGGTAGTATTGCGCGCGGTTGCGCGTGATTTCTGTCGCCTCTGCATCGGTGCCGTTGGTGATAGAGCCTGATGAGGTGATTGTCACTGAGCTGGCCAGATCCGCATAATCATCGACCGGCGTCAGCGCCTGACCAGAAACAAGCGTCACGTCGCCGCTGGTACACCAGACCTTTAACGTGATGGTTGAGCCAGCCGGAGGCAGCATGCCGATCGTGCCATCGCCGAAACGCACGCCCAGCTGCTCAGAGGGCTTATAGAATTCGACGTAAACCTTGCTGCTGCTGGTCGCCAGCCGGAACATGGTGGATTTTGTCCACTGCGTTTTTGTTCCGTTGGTCGTGACAAAGACCTCCAGCTTGTAACAGGTCGCGGTCAGATCCTTTGAAAGCACCACTTCCAGAAACTCTGTGGCTGAACTGACGGTCGCTGTCACTTCCTGTATTTCGAGCTGGGAAACAGCAACTGTGGCCGTGCCGTCGGTGCCGAATTCGGCCTCTTCCATCGTCAGATATGAATACTGGTCATCAGATATCAGAGTCGTATACCGTGGCACGCTGACAACTATGTCCGTATCGCTCAGCGTGATCGTGGCCTGCCCTGTGGATGGCGTCGGCTTCGTGCCCACGTATCCAACGGTTTCCGCGGCGGCAAGGATAGAGGCGCGCCGGGAGGCAGTGGAAATAAACCCTTCTGCCAGGGCGGCGTCTGCGTACTGATAGCACCGGTAAACCATCTGCGTGATGAAGGTCACCAGCATTGACACAAACTGCGATCCTACAAACTTGGACCAGTAAGTGTTACTTTCAATCAGCGACTCAAATTCTTCCTGAATTGAATCTTTAGTTGGCGTTGTCGTTGTCGTACTCATCGCTCAGCTTCACATCCTCTGTGATAGTGGTTCCCTTGATCTGAATGGTGATTCTCAGGTAATCCAGATCATCACCCTCTTCGACCAGAATCCCTGATATTGGCACTTCTGGCAGATCATCCTGCAATTTAGACAGCAGTCGTGATTCTATGGCTATCTGCACATGAGACTGATTGGTCGGCTCATGCTTGAATTTGGGCAGGATGTTACCCCACCCCGGATTGCCATAAATATCGCCCTCGTAGGTGTTAAGCCATTCATATAAGCGGGCCGCATAAACCTCTTCTTCCGTGTCATAGGTTTTCACGCCTGAGAGGTCCAGCGCCAGCAGAGCGTCGATTTCGTTATAGGCCATCAGCGGTTACTCGCAAAGTCATTCATCAGCGGATCATCAATGTAAAATGGCATTGAATCGCCTGTGCTGGGCTGCTGGCTATGGGTGTCAGGCGAAGCGCTACTGCCCTGCTTCGCGGTCTCGCTGACATGCCCTTCTATCCGCTCCAGGACGGAAGAAATTTTGGTGAAAATAGCCTGCATTTTGCTGTCCATCGTCACCGTATTATCTGCTAACTGCATTGTAGGCTTAACGCCTGAACCACCTAAATCCGGCACAGATTTGCCATCAATCTGGATCCGGGATGTGGGCTGCTGCATGACCGGGGCGCCAGGTGAACCTGCTGCTGAAGTGGCTGAGGCAGATGCCGCTGGGCTTGCCTGCGTAACCTCATGCTGTACACCAATTTCACTTTCCTGAAAGATCGGGATACCGTTAGCATCAGTGGCACGCGGCGTTGCGCCGGGAGCAAGGCCGGTGCGCGAATCCAGTGGCACGGTGCCGTCAGCCGTATTGCCCATCATCGTGCTGGTACCCATGCCGTAGGCACGATCGGCCATCGAGCCGGTAGCAACCTGATGACGCATGCCGGGTGCATTCCTGGCCTTGTCAATCATGGCTTTGAGATTGAGCTTGTCCGCCACATTATCCAGGGTGCTGCCGTCTCCCAGCGGGTTAGCCGACGGTACATACTGCTGACCGGTGCTGGCATCTGTTTTTATGGCGCTGGCTGGCGCGGCCCCGGCGTTGCCAAAGTTTTCCCCGAACTGCGCGCCGCCGAGATACTGTTCCCGGTGCGCGTTAACTTTTATGGCGTACTCGCGGTTTTCTTTGCTCAGCTCACCCGTTCCGGCGCGCCAGTTTTTAACCGTTCCCATACCTGCGTTATAGCCGGTAATGGTGTCGTTCCAGTCTCCGCCGGCCTGTTTGTTGTATTTAGCCAGCAGGCGCGCGGCCGCATCGGCTGAAGCATAGGGATCTAATGCCTGCTCTTTGGTAATCCCGACATCATCACGCGCAATTTTGGTGAACTGAAACATTCCCTGCGCGCCGGTCGGCGAAACGGCATTGGGATCACCTCCGGACTCCGTTGCGGCGACTGAGTGAAGAATGCCCTCCGGCAGGTTGTATTTGCTCTCAAGCGTTTTGAGGTAAGGCTCCATTGCCTGAAGATTCTGCGCGCCCTCTTTACTGAGAGCGTTCACCTTCACATTGGCATTTCCATTGTTGTAGGTCTGGGCCGCCTTCATAACGTCACTGTTGTCGCCACCCGTAACATTATTGCTGGCCACGCGCGCGGTATTCGCCGTCGCCATGGAAGACTGGCCAGTAGAGGCGGAAATTTTTTCAAGAGCGCCCTGCGCACTCTGCACGGCTGAGGAATTCGTGACTTTTGCAATGGTCTCGCTTGCCGTATGGCCCGCGTCTTTTGCGACTTCCTTCGCCTTCTCAACGCCTTTTTGTATTGCCCCAGGAGACTTACCGTCGCCCGTTAACGCCGTTTTGGCTGCGTGATATTTTTCACTAATCCAGCTGCCCGCCGCGCTCACGCCGTCAGACACTGTGTTTTTGGCTTTGTCCACAGCATCACCAGCGCCTTTCGTAATGCTGTCGATGGGATGCTTGATAAATTCCACGACGCTGGCGAAAGCGTCCTGAAATACCTTGGTCAGATTATCAACCGTGAAAAAATCTTTAATGCTCTGAACGGCGTCATCAAAAGTTTTTCCGACCTCGCCGAACCAGCCGGAAACGGTCTCGCCGATTTTAGCGGTGTAATCGCTAAACGTGGTCGTGATCGTGCTGCCAAGGTTACTGACCGCGGCCTCCGCTTTGGTTAAGCCTGCATCAATGGCTTTTGCGATATCCCCCGTGGTGAATTGCAGTGCCTTACCGAGATCGGCGAATCCCAGCGACTGAAGCACACTACCGAGCGCGCTTGAAATCCCCGATACCAGCCCGCCCATGTCCAGCACGCTTCCCATGGAATAGGCCGCTTTCTGCTGGAGCGAGGCAGACTGCCCTTCCTGCAGGCCAAAGGTTTTCCGCTGGCCCTCTTCATCATTCCAGCCGGTCACAGCATCATAAGCCCCCCCGGCAAGCGTGCCGATAACGGGGATCGCACGAAGCGCTGTTTTAGCGAGCCCTTTCATCCCGATTTTCTTCATTACCCCGCCAGCGACTGCCTCGCCACCTGCAGCCGCCGCTCCACCTGCCGCGGCACTCCCGCCGCTGAACACGTTACGCAGGGCTTTCAGCCCGAGAACGCCACCAGCCAGCTTGCCGGCGCCGCGCATCAGCGTCCCGCCCGCGAGCCTGCCGGCCCCTTTCATTCCGAGCAGCGACATCAGCTTGCTCCCGGCACCGCTGAGCAGGCTGGTCAGGGATTTAAGCAGGCCGCCATTTTTAGCTGAGGTGTTCCCGGCGATTTTGTCCAGCCGGTCAACAATGGCCTTATCGCCTTCGCGGATCGCTTCGGTCTGTTTTTCTGCCTCATTGACTGCCTGGCGCTGCGTATTGAGCTGGACGGCGTCAGCGCTGCTTTTGGTGCTTCGGCCAAACATGCGGGACATTATCCCTGGCTGGCTTCCTCCTGCCTTTGCCTTATCTCCGGTGAATGAGGCGAGACTTTTCCGCATGCCGTTAATGCTTCCGCCAACCTCTTTACCGGCTTCCATCAGTTCTTTGCCGGCAGCCCAGAATGGGCCGGCCACACCATAACCGATCGCATCAGCGGTACGCGTCTCTGCAGGATTCTCCATCCCCTCTAAAGCGCTGCTCAGTTTTTTAAGCAGGGATTCGCTTTTATCGCCGTCGTCATTGCGGTTTTTCAGGCGTTCCTGTTGCTCGTTTCTCGCTGCCTCGCTTGCCTCACGGCTGCTGCGACCGACAAAGCGCCCCTTTGCATCGCGCTCAGTGCCAGCAGGCTTAGCCTGCTGGCTGTCAGCATCTTTATTGCGTTGCCGGTAAGCAAGGCGGGCAGTAGAAGCATTATCAGCAGGATTAGTTTTTTGGTTTTTTTCCTGTTTTTTGTTGTCTGTTTTAATGCGACTTGCCGATCCTTTTGCTGGCGAAGGGGATTTGCTCGATTGCTTTATGGTTTTTTTATTGCTTTTTGATTGATTAATGACGCTTAAAGCATTGTTAAATGCTGCATTCGAACGCAAAGCAGAATTACTGTCTTTTTCATTGTTATTTTGGTGATTTATCCTTGCTTTATTGGCGCTGTCAGGGGTTGACTTTGCGGCGCCGCGCGAGCTGCCGCCCGGTGCTCCAGGCGCGCCATGAAGGGCATCAACAGACTGTTTAAGCGACGCCAGAGCCTTTAACTCCTCTGCGCTGGCCTCGCCAACAGCTTTGATGACGTCGCCAAATCCCTTTTTATTTACGTCCATGTTTTCACCGCTTAGGTTTTAGTTTTTCTTTCAGTTTTTCCGACAGGAAGAAGGCAAATGACTCTGTAAGCCCCTCAGCGTCTGCCACTGGTATAGCCCCATACAAAACCAGGCTGGAGACTAAGTTGCGATAGTCTTTCAAGCCCCATTTGTGGAATGAAGTAGACAGACCGAAAGGGTACCCACAGGCGGGTGCTTAACCCGTCGGTGGCCTCCTTATTTATCTCAGGATCAGTGCAGTGGTGCGGGGGGAGATGGAGCAGCGTTGTCCCTTTATCAATATTGCAGGGCAAACCGTGAGCCAATTCCTCCTGCATTGTCTGGATATGGGCTGCCAGCGCCATAAATTCGGTGTTGATGGCCATAGAGCTAATGACGTCAAAGCGTCTTTCTGCCTGCTCTTCGCGTGAACCGGATACGTCGTGAAAAATCTCGCACTGGTACGCGAATTCCCACATGCGCAGGTCAATCAGCGCCTCTTCGTATTCCGGATCATCTTTTTCCGGCAGGCTACAGCGCCGCATTTCCAGCTGCTCCATTGCCCACCCGTCAAGGGGAACGATACGCCACTGATAAGGCGTGCCATCTGCGGTGATAGTGATATCGTCAATAACCGGTTCGCATTCAAGTACGGTTATTTCACCTGCCAGCTCATTCATATTGCAGTCGTAGTAATGGTCTTTGTCGCAGTGACGGCAGTGATAGGTGAACGTCTCAACCGGAGAATCATGCGATCCGGTATAAATCCACCACAGGGCGGTCCGCCGGTCCTGCGCTGTCCAGCGGCGCGCGTCGGACTGGCCCGGTGGCTCCTGAAGCGAGTTAAGGTAGGCAGTGGTCTGGCGTTCCTCTTCCTGCTCAGAAATCTTATTAAAGCGCATGGCATCGCGAATATTGGGCTGCCTGAAAGTAATTCCGACCGATGGCCGGGAAGGAAGGAGGAATTCGGCTAAAAGCATCCTTGCTTGCTCCTGGGTTAAAGGGAAAAGTTAAAAAGTGACGCAACTGAGTTGCTCGCCTGATTGAATGTGCTGTAGAGAGCAAACGTCATGGGAAACGTTTTAAACTCAGTCACCTGGTCGCGTGAATAAGTCACATCACCCACGGTAACCGGGAAAACGGTCATCTCGCATTCAAGCTCAGTTAAACCGGCGGACAGCAGGCGATAAATACGAATATTCAGCAGGTAAGAAGAGGGCAGGTTAACCGTGCCATCTGCGTTAACCACGGCGGCTTTGGCCTCCTTAAACCAGCTCATTACCAGGCCGTCTGTCGTGTCGCGCACCATCATTGTGATGCTTCCGGGTTCGCGCCCGGTTGGCTGATTGATCGTGCCTCCACCAATTTTTACCGGCTCATACTCAACGCTGTAATCATGGTAGGTAATGTCTTTCGCAAAGAAATCAGCTCCGGTTAGCCCGTCAATCTCAACGGCAAACATCCAGCCCTGGGCAAAGAGCATCTTGTTCAGGATGACGGAGGTGAGTTTCCCTACCTCCATCTCGCCGATCCCGGACCCAAAAAGCGCAGTGCTTAGTGCCGATGTCATATATGACGACACACTGGCGGTAGCCATGCTTTATCCTCCCTTAGCGAAAGACGAAAAGAGCGTGAAGCCAGGCAAGATAGCCCGCGTGGCGCTCATCTGCGCTTCAAGGTCAATACGCCTTTGATGAAGGGTGGTTTCATCCGCAAGGTTGGAAATATCGAGCTTGCCGGCGACAGAGATGCGGCGAAGCCTGTCGGTATGCGGAATGTTAATCAGCGCCTCAAGGTAATCCGAAACCAGCCCAACAATATCCGTCGGCACCTCACCGCTGTCATGATCCATATCACGCAGATTCGCCAGGTATTGCACGGTAAGCGGATAAACGACATGGCCATCATTTTCGATTTCAATGTTGTTGTCGTACACCTCAGAAATAACCAGATCGCCCGTTTTATCGGTAACCGACACCAGCGCCAGAAAATCAGCAGGCACCGCCAGGATACTGGTCTCAGTGGTAATGCGAACCTTGCGCATATACCCGGCACGATCCTGATACGCGCCCAGCGCCTGCGTCAGCAGTTCGGATAACAACTCTGGCTCATCCGCCATAAGCGAAGTGAAGCGCCGCTTTACGCCTTCAAGGAGTTTATTAGGTGACATAGTGACCTCAGAAACAGTTATTCACCCGATTCTAAGTCTTGTTGCTTGTGGGCTTGCTGAAGCCGTGGCGAAGAGAGAAGAGAGAGTAAATAAGGCCCGGGCGGGCCTTATTGAGGATTAATCCCAGTCGATCCAGTTATAAACGATACGCAGGGAAGGGCGCACCAGCGCGGTGACATCTTCAGTGCTCAGATCGATTGCATCGCAATAGATTTTACAGTCATCCATGTAGACTGTCGTCGCGTCTGCCGTGTCACCGCCATTAGATTCTGGCGTGGCCGCAATGGTGATATCGACGTAGTCTTTTGCTGTGATGCGATCTTTAATGAACTGCAGGATATCGCCGCTGATGGTTTCAACGCACTGTGCCTGCATTTCACCGGAGTTGCGGATCGGTCCGTGCTGGCTGAATTTCAGGCCGTTAGGGCCATAATCTTCAACGTCCTCGCGCGTCATCTCCGGCAGCTGCGCGGTACGAACCAGCACGCTGAGGCCTTCGTAACCATCAAAGGTCATTTTAAACTCAGCTGAAATGAGTTTTTCGCCCTTTGATTTGTTGGCCGTGTATTGCGTCTTCAGGAACGAACGGTTCCCCTTGGTGTTACTGTGTCCAGCCATGTTTCAGATCCCTCTGTTACTGGAAAATTCCTGTGATATCCGACGCGTTGTAGAGGCTTGAGCCGCACAACTGCAGGTTTACCGTATTGCGGATGAAGTGCCCTTCGGGCGTTTTGGGCGCATCCAGATCCCAGCTAACGTCCTGTATCCTCACGTCGATTAAATTAATGCGCCGCCCAAGATTTAGCGTGACGGGTTCAGGAATGCGGCCGGCAACAGAGTCCTCACTCAATTCCGGGCTCGCCATGGCCATCAGGGCGGCGATGGCGCCAGTCACCTCAGTAAACGCATCGTTTTGCGCAAGGAACAGCATGGGGAGGGTGATCGTAGGCGGCTGCCCGCCTTGCCACACCATTAATGAGTTCCAGCGCTTAACGGACGTTGTGCCTGTGCCTACCTGAGCAAGGTCGCCCGCCACCCCCGCCACCGATCCCATCGACATCCCGGAGAAGGGTGCCTCCCATGCCTGCGCCAGATTCATAACGGCACCCTGGGAAACATAACCGGTCACGGAATAGGCTGAATTGGTCAGGGTGACCTTCAGCCTATCAGAGACTCCGTCGGTCGTGAAAAAGGCGCCGTAGTATTCCATTGCTCCCCCAGAACCGGCCGGAGATCCCCGGCCGGCACTCTGTTATCCCAGACGCTTCAGTCGGATTTTCATCGACTTTTTGCGCGCCATTTTTGCCGCGCCGGTTTGCGATTTCAGACGGGCTTTTTTCAGGGCTGCTTTCTGCGCAGAAGACATGATGCGTTTGCGCAGTGGCTTCCGGATCAGCTTAATTTCGCCGTTGCGCACCACTTTCTTGAAAGCTTCCGTCAGCATTTCGTCATCAGAGGAGCCCGCAACAACGAAAGCGGCTTCGACTTCATCGCGATCGTCTGCCGTGATGCCGGCGATAGCAGTGGCGACTTCTTCCGCCGCATCATCGTCTTCATCATCCGCCAGCGTTTCGATCGTGTCGTCATCAACGCCACACGCTGCCAGGAAGTCTGCAACGTTGCCCCACATATCGTTATAGGCATTCACCTGATCGTCAGTCGGGTCATCGTTATCATCAGTGATGTCTGCTGAGGCCTGAACATAGCCGTCCAGCGCATCGAACGAATGATCAGAGCCGTCAGCCCAGGCAAACACCGCGTCGGCTGCATTGCTCAGCGCATTTTTGACAGCATCTTTACCCGCCGCCTCAAGGATCAGCTGATGCAGATCTTCTACCGACTTAACGCCGCGGCGGCTTTCCAGCAGGGCTTTCTCTGCGTCGGTTAGCTCAGGCGTTGGTGCCGGAGCTGGCGCCGGAGTGGGCTCCGGCTCAGGCACTGATGCTGCCGCGCGCGCCGATTCCAGCATCTGGGTTGGTTTTGAGCTCATCGCGAAAGCGCCCAGGCCGTTACCCAGAAATGCGCCAGATTCGAAATAGTTGTTTTTCATGTTTCAGCGTTCCTTACTTAATCAGGACTGGTTCACCCTGGATGCGGCGCGCACTTCCTGTCGGGCAGCACTTCCAGGTTACTTGCCACAGGTCAATTTCAACCTGGGTGACTTTAAGCACATACGGCTCGGTACCGTCTGAGTCCGGATCGCGCGGGGTGACGAGCGCGCCAGCCGCAACGAACCGATCAAGCAGCTTGGTCATGCCGCGCGTCAGGCCAGCTTCTGTCACGCCATCCGGGTTATGCTTCAGCTGGCGGCCCAGCACCACAAAATAGCGGCTGATGGCGTTCATCAGAGAAGGGATGTGCTGGAAGCGCAGGTAGTTATTGGCCGTACAGCACGTCAGCGCATCGTCAATAACCATGAGGCCGGTCGTGCCCACAGCCACCTTGTTCAGGCGGGAGGTAACCATGGCTTCTTCATCCGGCGTGTCTGACGGATAAAGCGGCTTGATGGACGAGCGATTAATGACCCCACGATCTTCGCCTGCAGGCGAGTAATGCCAGCCACCGACATCGGTGTTTTTCTTCACGCCCCGCGCTTTAGCGGCATAGGCAGCACCAGACAGGCCAAACGAAACGCGTGATTGCGTCCATTTATCCTTACAGGAGTACGGGAAGTGGTAGAAGCAGCAGGACACATAATCGGTGCCTAACAGGTTTGAATCCTGAACTGCGGTCAGCGCTTCAGAGTAGGTAAGCGTTGGCTTAACATCGAAGAAACCATCGATCAGACGATCGGCGCAGATATCGGCCAGTGACACGATGGACGTCGAGTCATAGCAGCCGAGGCCCAGCACGGCGGTATATTGCACAGGCGCGTTGTTCAGCACCGTGATTGCAGAAGCATACTCATCCGCTGAAATAGTTGACTGGGTGCCATTCGTGCCACCAGAGAACTGTACTTTACTCACCGCAGCCAGAACGGCAGAGCCAGCATAATCGCTGTTTACGGTCGCGGCCAGATAGCTGGAGCGCGCTTCCAGAGCGGACGGCAGGTAGCAGGAGCGGCCCATATCATCTACGGCATCTTCTGCCAGTGAAATGGTGTGCGTTTCCAGCGTTGACGTTACGCCCAGCGAAGTGGTTTGCGTCAGCTTCAGGGTGTAGCGAATGTTGCCGCCATCGTCCGGATCATCAACCGTCAGCGTCAGGTGGCGCGTAGTTGAATCGCACGGGTCGCCATCGTCTACGTAAATGGCATAGGCCTGCCCGCTGTCGAGCTCAACCTCATTACCGTAAGCCAGCGCGCTTTGTGACACGGCACCCTTCTCATCAAACAGAAGGATTGGAAATTTCGCGTCTGCAGGCACTGCACGGACGATATAACCTGACGTCTGCTGCACAGCTTCATAAACGTGACGGATAGGCTCGTACTGGGAGCCCGCTGATGGCTTAATCGGGTCGCCGAGCACGTCGAGGTAGTTCGATTTGGTAATCGAAAGCAGGGTATAAGGCTTGCCGCGCGCAAACACGCCTACGCCCGCCCACAGGGACGAGTTAAGCGTGCTGCCCACCGACATCGTCCCGTCGGCATTGATAGGGCTTACCGCCACGCCAGAGGCGTTACCCAGCGTCTGCTGAATAGAATATTGAGACATAACATTCCCTGTTAAGCGCCCCGCAAGTCGGGGCGCGCTGTTAATTGACGTTTACGGGATCAGCGCTTACTCAGACGCAGATTCGATAACATCACCGGTCAGGAAGTTGATGCCGCCTGCCTTCGTCATCGTCAGGCTGACTTTGGTGAAGTAGTCGGTACCATTGCGTGGGTGCATGTCGTTGATCGCCGAGCCCCACAGGGTGGTGCGGTTCACCAGGCCGGTTGTGGTCGGGTGCTGGAACGGAATGGCCGGCACCGCGTCGCCAGTGACGAAGCCTGCTTTGCCCGGGTTCTCATCGCGGACGTAGCAGAGGGCATCCAACGCGGTGAATTCAACGCCGTCGTCGCTCAGGGCATCGCACACGCCGTTTGGCACTTCGTACACTTTCACGTTACCGAACAGCGTGCCGATGAAGTGAACGTAAGCGGACTGGGTATAGTCCTCGGCAGGCTGGAAAAAGCCTGGAGGCAGTTGCTTGAAGAAGGCAGCCGCATCAGCGCCGGCAAACATGCCCTGAGCACCAGACGATTTCACGCGCTCGATGATGTTGCGATACACGGTCTGGAATTTACCCTTCACGATGGTCGCCCATACGTCGAACGTCTGGTTGTCCGGCAACGCGATGTCGAAGGTATCGGTATTCAGGGTGCGCCATACCATGATGCGCAGGCGCAGCATGTCCTGTTCGTGGGACAGGTATTCTTTCAGGGTGCGGAACTGCAGCGAGCCCAGATCGATACCGAATTCGCGCTGTGCTTCATACGCCGCCTGAACGGAGTGTTCCGCCGCCAGGACGTACTGGCTCGGATACAGTTCGTAATCAGCCATTTCATGGTTGATCAGCGGGATCAGGTTCGGTGCCGCTTCGATGTTGATCTCTGCTTCGATGGCAATCTCGGTGCCTGCATCCGGCGCGGCAGAGAAGGTCAGCGCAATCTGGCCGGTGGTGTAGGTCAGGGAGCAGGTTACGGTAACGGTGCTGCCCGCTTTGTTGGTGTAGGTGTGCAGCAGCGAGCCGTTGGCGTTGTCACGTACCGACTTGACGCGGTCGATATAGATATTTGAACGGCCTTTACGGATCGGCACATCCTGACCTTCAAAGGCAGACATTTTGAAGGTGAATGCCGTGGTGGCACCGTCAGCTGATGCTGTCAGCACGTAGCGGCGACGCAGCTGGGAATAAACGCCCACAGACTGCATGTCCAGCTGGTCACCCGCGCTGTAGGAGCCGAAAGAGCTGCCCGCAACGTTGATAACTTCGTAAATTTTGGAGATGTCGCGAGAAACCGGGATGAAGGTACATGCATCGCTGGTGGCCGCGCCGAGCTGGGAGGGAAGGATCATCGCCAGGAACAGCGGCTGACGCATCACGCCGTCAGAGTTGCTCATCATTTCAGAAGAGACAGACTCCAGCATGGCTTTGTTGGTGCCTTCCATGCCTTTACGGCTGGATTCCAGCATGCAGTTTTCCAGCGCCTGATGGCACGAAGCCAGAATTTCCGGGCGGGGAACCTGTTTGTATTTAGCAGCATGGTCGGCCAGCGCCGCGCCCCACGCGGTGGCGATTTGCGCGACGTGGTTGTCATGAACGCCTTCAAAGATCGGGTCCAGTTTGGCTGCTTCCAGAATGCTCTGCGCACGAGCAGCATCATCCTTGATGAACGCACCGTTCTGGAATTGCGCAGCGCTCGCCCATCCCAGCACGCTCTTGGAGCGGTTGGCGATGTCGGCCAGACGTGCCTTGTATTCCTGCATATTGTTCAAAGTGTGTGTCCTTTCAAACAGGGCACGCCTTTGAGACTCTTTCCGACTGTGATTTTATGGAAAGTGATATGTTGACAAGGGGAAAATCGCTCTAATAAAAAATCCCGCCGAAGCGGGATTATGTTCAGACTACTGCCGCTGTAATCCGCGATCGGGCAATATCGACATATTCGTCCTCGCGCTCGATACCGATAAACTGAAATCCTTCCCGCATGGCTGCCTTGCCGGTTGAACCGCTGCCCATAAACGGATCCAGAACCACGCCGCCAGCAGGCGTGACCAGGCGACACAGGTACGCCATGAGTTCGGTAGGCTTTACGGTCGGATGGTTGTTTCCCTTAGTCGCGGTGTTTTCCACCTTGCGCAGTGTCGCGCCGTGCTCAAACTGTGGACCGGGAGCATCTAACCCCTCATGACGGTCTTTAGGGCTGGCTTTCGGACAGTAGAAGAAGCGCGCCGTACTGCCGCTGTCAGAGTATTCGGTGCTCTGATGATTATTAGTGCCCCAGTTGGTGCCTTCTACAGTTGCAGCCTGACTGGTGGCGCTGCGCTTGCCGGTCTGGCTGGATTCCGGAAAGAGCGCCAGCACTGTATCGCTTCCATCATGGATGATGTTGGCAGGCCAGCGGCCGGGTGGGTTATAGTTTCCCCGGGCATTCTGTCCCATATCCCCCAGTACATTGTTACTTCTCGCACCATTGCCATGATCAGCGTGCTGGTTCTTACCTTTCGACTCCTGCTCATCCGCTTTACCAGCGAATGGAACGCGGCAAGCATCAATATTCAGCGCGCCAGTACCGTGCGCCATTACGTTAGCCGTTACGCTGCCTTTAAACGGTTTGCGTGCCATAGTGATCGGCTCATGGGCTGGCTTGAGGGCTGTACCCCAGCCTTCCCATTCCTTAGCCGCATCGGTAGCCGGTGCTGTGAGAGGCTGCGGCGCACAGTCATAACTAACTTTGCGGGTTTCACTGTATTGCTGACGAGCTTTACCGCGAGAATAGGACGCAGGTGCAACCACTTCGCGATCAGCGCCTGCCATCTTGTCGATCTGCTTACTGATATCCATGTTTTTGGGGAAGCCGCTGCCGTACATCCAGGCGATAGAGTCGCGGATTTCAAAACCGGCCAGACGAATGGCAAGCGTCCCTAAATCCTGCGTCCGCGCGCCGAAGAAAGCCAGCAGGTGCCCGCCCGGCTTGAGCACACGCAGGCACTCGCGCCATACAGAGGGACCAGGAACGAAACTATCCCACGATTTACCCATAAACCCGCTACCGGTGTGCTGGTAATCATCCCCGGCCAGCCAGTGGCGTAAAACCTCTGCCATATCCGGTTCTTTACTCAGTCCGTAAGGCGGATCGGTAACGATACTGTCTACAGAGTTATCAGGCAGGGTTTTAAGAACTGCCAGGCAGTCTCCATGATGTAAAGTAAAACGTTCCATCGTCTCTCTTAAATAATAATTTATTAGAGCAATATTATTTACACATTTCCGGCGAGATAACAATCTCGCCTACCTTGCCGAAAGCTCGATGGTAGGTAATGACTTTAGCGTCTCGCCCGGACAGCCAGCCGCCGCGGCTGGCGTAGGCATCTTTGGCTGCCAGCGTGCGGTGCTGCTCCATCACCATAAGATTGCTTTCATCCACTTTTGCGTGGTGAAGGTGCCCGCAATGGCCATAGCTGAATTTAGTGCGGCCAAAAACGTCACGAAACTTCGCCGCAAAAATCTGTGGCAGCTGGCCAATGCGGGCTTTGTGTCCGTGATGGAAGAAGAGGGAAGTCTCGCCATGCTCAACGCAGTAATAAGGGTCGGGTGAACGGTCAACCGTAATGCGGGGCTCTTTCTCATACAGCGCCGCCAGCATTTCTCGCAGCCATACAGAACTGGATTCGTCGTGGTTGCCTTCGGCCATAATGACGTGAACCTGTGAATGCTTCGCCAGAAGCATGTCAATGCAATTACGGATAACCCGGATAGCGGAGCGCACAACCAGAGCAAAGCGGCTGTCAGCGTCCAGTACATGGCGACTGGCGGGCGTAACCGGCATCATGCCGTCGAAGTGCAACAGATCGCCAAGGTTGGCAAATACGACGCGCTCTGCCGGCGGTGCCTGGCTTATTGCCGCGCGAAACCAGTCCACCAGCAATTTTTCTGCAATTTCCAGATTCCAGTCATCACCGGTTTCTTCGCCCCATGAAAGCATTCCAAGGTGATAATCGGAGATAACCAGCAGGTTGAGCAGATCGGTATTTTGCAGAGCAGAAGAGGGCGCGGTAATCGGGCGGACGCGAGGAAGCTTGTCACACATTGCGGCAACCGTTTCCATCATCAGCTGGAATTGTCGCTCTTTATCTTCCGTAGACTTTACCCACTGGCCCGCCACCTGACCTTCTTTGTTATAGAGCGTCGAAACGCCTTTAACCTTAAAGCCATCCGGAACGGTGTGGGTCATGTTGTGCTCAGGGCTAAACCCCTGGCGCGCCAGCGCTGCGCGGTGGTAATAGTAAGTGCGCTCAGCAATGCCCAGCTCTTTGGCAATTTTACGGCCAGGCATGCCGGTAGCCAGTAGCGTTTTGATCCGCTCGTCCAGCTGTTCTGATTCTTTCCGTGTAATCACTACGCATGCTCCCGTATGAAATATGCGGAACAGCTTACGCTATGTGGTTTGTCGCTTTTTTCTTCACTGGCAGGGGTATGCCGGATAATGTCTTCTCTGTGCTACGCAATGCCTGCCTAAAGTCTACTGAGCGCTACATTTTGCCTTTTTCAGGCTCACCGGGCAGCTGCCGACGCCAGCAAACGCCCCCATCACTGAAAATATGTAGCACACAGTAGACGCTTACCCTCTCTTTTAGCTGACAGGTAGCATGCAATAGATTTCAGGGTCGGGTAAGTCTGGCTTTGTTTGGTGGGCTGGATTATGCAGAGAGCAACACACAGGGAAAGCAATGCTTCGCCTGCATGTTACGACACACCTTTGTAGAATTTCATTGCTCCGTGCGGTACAAAGGGCGGAAACAAGCTCCCGGAAGGCAAATTTTAGCGGCCCGGAGGCTTAAAAAAGGTGGGCTGCATTATGCCAGATCAACAAAAGTGTGTCGCAACATGCAAAAGTTAGGGGTAAAACAAGGCTGAGAAGCCCCGTTGCATAATCCGACACACCTTTTGCCTCACCTGCATAATCCAACCCACCATTGCATGCAGTTATGCGACGTCTTTGAGTTTTTTATTTCTTTTATGGATCAAAACGGTTAATTCACGACCTTCCTTCGTCACTGAGTATTCGATATAACCGATTTTTCCTAGCTCTTCCAGAGCTGCTTTAATCAAGCGATTCTGCTCTTTAATGGGAGAGCTTAAGGCCAGGCGCTCAATGATTCTCGTAAATCGGATTGGAGCCGGATTATCAGGCAGACTGGCTATGTACGCATACAGCGTTTGCGCTACTTCTTTGCCCTTCAGTAAGTGATAGGGCTTCTTTCGCAACAGGATGTTGTAGTCAATTTGGTAGATTTCCCAAAGACGCTCATCTGCCTCTAATACAACAACATCATCTTCTCTGCGAAAGGCGGCAGATTTGAGCAGGTGCGTGAACACCTTGTTGCCTGAAGATTTACTCTTAAATTGAACAGCTTTTGTACCGATGCGCGTCAGCGAGTCGAAAACTGAGTCTCGCAGGCGGCGGTTGAACTGGCGAGAATCAAACTGGCACAGTGAAGCAAATTCAACAAATGGCAGCTCTATTTTATTTGTGGTCAGCCCGTATTTGCTAAACGAGCCGATAACCCCCATCCAGACGCTAAAATCTGTGGAGATAGTGAGTCTTTCTCCAAAGATTTTAACTTCGTCGTATCCCTCTTTTCGCGCAAATTCAAGCTGTGAAAACGCTACTGACACGTCAAGCCCGGTTTGTTGCCCTTTAGGCACAGCACGGCTCCCTGGGACAAAAACACCAAGTCGAAGCAGAATGGCAGGCTGTACTGAAGACAAAGAAGTGACTGTGAGTTCTTTTGAAACACTCAAGTCTGATTCATAAGACTGATTGCAAAAAAAAGATTCAGTTTTCAATTATTTACCCGCCGTTTCGCTGACTTATTCACAGGCAGGGGATAAACCCTGCAACTGCATAATGTGACCCACCTTTTTGCATGTTATGACACACCTTTTTCATAATGTCACCCACCTTTTGCATAACGTGACACACCTTTTGCATAACGTGACACACCCGAAATCGCTGCAAGCCTTGGTACAAGCGGCCTGCGAGAGACGGGGATCTGTTTAGGATCTGATTGGGATCTGCTTGGATAAGTTATTGGATCTACCGTGTGGATAAAATTAAGAAACTGGCCATTCAGCGAAATTTGAGGGCAAATTTAACACCGTGTTAAGGGCAAGCCTTACACCTCTCGGGGCAAATCTTACACCGCGTCCCTCTCAGGCTTGTGGCGCAAGGGCTGCAAGCCGACTAAAAACGCTCAAAACATATAAAAATATCCCTTTAGATACGCTGGCTACTGCTAAAGGTGGAGTTTTTGCCCTCAATTCGGCATAAAAAGCACCTGTTAGTTCGGATAAGAGATGGAAGATTTGCCCTCGACTATGGAAAATTTGCCCTCAGCGTCGCATAAAAAAACCAGCTCAAGTGAGCTGGCTGATATTTCACTAACGCTGAGTGATGCGGTTAAGCGGGGTGATCTTCATTGCGGCTACGGAAGTAGCGGCGCAAATCATCACGCAGGTCCAGGCTGCGATCAGAACCATCATCGTAAAGCTGGTGGACGCCTTGCCAGTCGCGATGCAGGTCAACCTGTGGATCAAAGTTACTGCGCGTCAGAATGTTCGTGCGCCAGTCATAGCCACGCTTGCCTTTCGGACCGTGCCAGTAATGCACCAGCATCCCTTCAACATACCCGACATTGCGGCGCAGGCGGCGAGCCTTCGTGCCCCATTCCTGCAGGTGGCGCATATAGCCATCGGAAATTTGGTAGTTGATCGAATCTTCAATCTTGCCCAGCAGGCCGCAGGCCATTTGCCAGTCAGCGCTGCCCAGAATTGAGAAGTCAATCAGGCCGCCTACGGCGTTGATCGCGCTGCGACGCCATGCCCACGCATAACCCGGATGGCCGCCTTGCTTTGTGGCCACGCCATCATTGCCGTAACCATCTGCGCTGTCTTTCTGGCACACCGGCACGCCGGCATGATACTGCGCCACCACGCCGCGGCGGTTTTCGGTGCCAATGCGCTTGTGATCCGCATCGAGGTCAATGGCCTCGCCAAACATCTGCACAACGTCGTAATGACGCAGCTGCTGGATAGTCTCTTCCACCCAGTCCGGGCGCATAAAATCAACGTCAGCATCAATGAACGCCACGGGGTTACCGTCGTCAGGCAGGCGCTGAAGCATCAGATTGAGCATGTTTTCTTTGTGCCACAGCTCAAAGTCAGAACGCAGCTGCAGGTGATGCGGATTACCTGGCTCAGTGACTTCATGGGGGCGATCGGAGAAAGCGATCTCCACCGTCCAGAGCTGGGCATTCGCCTCATTGGCAATGCGCTGCGCAAATTCGCGGTAGAGGCGATAGCGGGACTCAAATCGGACCGGGTTGCTGATGCAGGTGATGATATGGAGCTTTTGCATTATCGCGCGGCTCCTTCTGACAGCGCCTGCTTCAGGAGATAACCTTCCAGCGGCCAGATTTTCTCAACTGCATTTTTTCGAGCGATTTCGCGGCCGATCTGCTCGTTGAAATTCTCCGGGCTGGCGCAGGCGCTTTCACCCGTTACCGTAAAGCTATTTTTGAGCACCAGCACACAGATTGTCAGGCAACCGAGTGATGCATGGCGAGGCTGGCGCGCATTGACATCCAGGTTAGCCAGGGCACCCTGCTCAGCCGTGAAGTAATACTCCCCGGCAATTACGCCCTCAATTGAATCCGGCGTAAGGCGCGGCGCGGTCAGGCCGGCCGCCTGAATTTTCTGTTCGATATCCATATCAGTCATGCAGATCCTTGATGATGTCTTGAAGAGTGATGCGCGGAACGATCTGAGAACGCACCCGCACAAAGAAAGGGAACCCGAGGAAGCTGAAATACGAAACGGTGGCAACAGCATCGTAATAAGCGCCCGGCAGCAGCATGTCTACCCGGCACAGAGGAAAATACTTTCCGGAAGGGCGGCGCACCAGCGCGCTGCGCTCAGTGACGTAGTGGGGCAACAGCCAGACCGCATACCAGAAAACATTGCATAACGTGGTCATTTACAGTCCCTGTAGCTTGCGGTTATACGCGTTGACGTTCTGGTTTTTTCGGTTGATCCCCGCCAGCTGGGTTTTTACATCCAGGATATAGCCGGGCAGATCGTCCATGTTCTGCGCGGTAAACGGCGGCATGGTGCACATAAACGCCTGTTTAGCTGCCGGGCTGACCGTCTGCGCCGCTACCGGCGTTAAGCTGGCTGATGGCTTCTGAGAGCATGCGCTTAGTGTCAGAAGGAATAGGCTGGCTGATACCAGACTTGCCAAGCTCCGCCCGCATCTTTTTTTTGAGAACGTCGTTTTCTGCTGCCAGTTCTGCCTGTTTCCGGTCATCGTTCGCTTCCTGCTGGTGGTATGCCGATTCGTTCTGGTTAATGGCCGCCATTTTCAGATCTTGCTGTTTGATCGTGGCGTCCTTGTCAGCGATGGTTTGTTTCTGCTGGCCGACAGTTTCGTTTAAACCGTTGATAGTGGTTTGCGCCCGTGACAGACGTTTTTCCTCAATCCAGATGCCTGATGCACACAAGCCGATAACACCGATGACGGCGCCACCGATAATCAGCTTTTGCTTGATTGAGGAAAGCGAGGCGAGCGTAGAAAGCAGTGACATAGTGACCTCCCTGGTCAGCCGAAGATTATGGGCAAAGTGCTTTGTTAGCTGGAGCCGTTTTCGAGAGAGGCGAGCACCGTTGCAGGCACCAGCGCTGCGACCGCGCTGGCGGTGCTGGTATTGCTGGCGGAAGCTTCGGCCAGCGCTGTATTCACGGCATTGGTATAGGCCGTTGTCGCTGTGGTCACGCTTTCGCTGGCCTTTGTGTAAACCGCCTGCAGGGCAGAATAAGCGCTGGTAGCTGTAGAGAGCAGGGCAGCAAACGCCTCCCAGGCGCTTTCTAAGGCGTTAATCTGGGCTTCTGACAGCGAGACCGCAGTAGCGGTTGTTGTCGTCGTGGTAGAGGCGCTGGAGGCGCTGCTGAGCGTCTCGTTAACATCGTCCATCGCGGCTGTCAGGCTCGATATATCCAGCGTGCCAACAGCGGTTACCAGCGCCTGGGGCGTCGCGGTATCGGCGATGGCCGTAGAAATGGGCAATTCAGTCACGTCCTGACTGTTGGCCCGGCAGTAAACATCCCAGCCGATATTTAACTGAAGAAGCGTGGACAGATTCGCGTTATCGCTGATGAGCGTCGCGTGCGTTGTTGCCTGTTCAGCCCACGCTTTCAGGGTTGAGGCTGCCGCCGTGATGCCGCTTACAAATTCAGTAACTGAGTCAGGATAGGAGACAGTGCTCACTACCAGCTCAGTGAGTGTTCCCGCCAGCGCCGCCGCCGCCGTGGAGGCGGAAGAAGACAGCGTTTCTGATTGCGGCGTCTGGAGACCACCAGCAGCGGTAAGCTCCTGGTAGGCGGTGAGCTGATAATCCTTATCGAGCATCGCTAATCCTTAGTGTGTAAATCTCAGGGGGTGAGATCATCCCACCTGTACAGAGTCGTCACCTGAAGCAACCGTAGAGCCGCATGAAACGGGATCGCCTACGCAGACAACCGCCGCGCCATTGACGGTGAACCATGAGCGCGTAGACAGCGCCAGCCCGGCGTGCGCACTGTCGCCGTCGGAATGCACGAGATACTGCTTACCTTCTACAAGCACCTCGATACCGTTGATTGTCAGTAAAGGCTCAGCGTCAGCTGGTGGCCGGGCCGGGAAGCCGTCATGGCCGGAGCAGATGCTTACCTTTGTTGCGATAGAAGCCAAAACTGTGCCCTCCAGGGTAGATAACCAGTATGGATCCAGTCATTTGTCATCTGTTAGAGCAAAATTAGTGGATATAAGATCAGTAAGCACACGTTTTAACGAAGAATTTAATAATTTTTTAGAAATATTTATTGATTTATTTAGCCCTCCAGATATTCTCTTAGACATCAAACAGCAACCATTCAGCAATCAATTATCAGGTTAAACATGCGTAAACTCATTCTTGCCGTAGCCTTAATGACCTCAGTCTCAGCTCATGCCTCGGGTAAAGGCATTACTCAAATTTGCTCCGATTATGCGGATTATCTGGGCCACGCCTACGACTTCGCCGTTAGCGATCAGGAGGCCGATCGTCAGGTGCTGCTGCGTGACATAAGCGATCTCAAGCTTTCGATGGATACAGCCGAATGGGAGGTTGTACGCCTGCGCCATGACGCGAAGCGCCGGTACATGACTGGCATGCTCAGCAAGCGTAACAACGCCAGCAACCGCGACCAATATAACGAGTTTGTGCGTATCTGCGAGCAGGCTCCGGCCGCAACCATTCCCAGCTGGTCAGCTTTAGTTTCCTCCGGCGTGGTCAGCCCTGAAGCGGCAGATAGCGCGGGCTATATGCCCAAAGGGCTTGAGAACGCTCCCGGCATGCGACATCAGGCAGTTAAGGGGTCAATGGCTGAACGGGCGCGCGGAGATGGCACGCCGGCTCAGGGACCAGATTTCGCTGCTGGCAAGCAGTAATTCTCAGAATTCCTCAATCCAGAAAAGGATGCCCATACCATGAACCTGTTTCGCGTTGCACTGTGCCTTTCTGTTCTGCTGCCGTCCCTGTCAAAAGCTGACCAGGTGACTTATGAGTGCAAGCAGGCATACGGCCGGGCTGACAGCAATTTTAATATCAAAGCCGACACCCTCCGCCGGGTGGCTGACGTGGTAGTGGTCAGGGATGGTCATCAGTTTCTTTATGGCATGGAAGACGGGATTGATTCGCCCCAGCTGCATGACAATGACACGCCTGGTTTCTTTAGCAACGTTGTCGGGAACGTGCAGTTCGCCATGGTCGAGGAAGGCTCTAATATCTCCTTTTTCATGGCGGACCGAGGGCAGAAAGTCGGTGTGCAGGCTTATGACTGCGTGCCAAAAAAGCAGTAAATATTAACGAAAAAAGGGAAAACTATGGCCTGGGAAAAAATGTCGTCAGAAGAGCAGCAAACGCATCCGCTTTATGGCAAGCGCTGTGCTATCACCTGGTTTACAACCGGAATGTGGGTAATAACCGCTATTGGAGCGATGGCAACTGTTGGGCATGCACAGGATTATGAGCGGTATGTTCCAGGCTCAGGCCTGTTGATTTTAGCTTATGATCTGATGCCATCGGCATTTGCCGCTCTGATGCTTGCGCTATTCAGCCTGTATGGCAAATCGAAACGATCTGCAATCGTGGTGGCAATCATGCTTGTCCTGCTGCCTGTCGTTAAGACCCTGTCCCTGGTGCTGGGTGCGCAATGCTTTGGAGAAAATGCAGGGCTGGTGATCGGTGCCGGCACTCAGGATGTGGTGGGGACGCTATTTTTATGTGCCATTTTCCTCGTCGGATACCTGCTCTACGGCTTTTTTTCTTCTACGTTCAACGTGCAATACCTAAGCCGAAAACGGGCTTAATCACCTCAAACAAAGCCGCATACTGCGGCTTTTTTATTACTCATATTGCTCTAATAAATTATGTTTTTATTTTCTGTTTTTTGGATTATCATGCCCGCCTACATCACTAGCAGGCGTCGCTAAATGAAGCTGATCAACAGAAAAGAATTCGACCGCCGGGTCACCAGCGGCGAGCTAAACGAAGTGCAGGCGGTATGGGCAGAAGAGGGCTTTTGTCTTATTGCTGGCATCCGCGAAACCAACGAAGCATTCATGCTGATGCGCACCGATAAATCCCCTTATATCTGGAACACAGCAAAAGGGCCGGTCGATTACGCATCCACCCGCGGCAAGCGTCAGATCACCATCCATATCCGCACCGAAAAATCTATTAACCTCTTACTCTCTGAAGGGCTGAAGCGTGGCTAATCTCTTTTCGCAGTTCAAAAAACTGTCCGTCTATAGCGTCTCCCGCGATGTCGATTTCTCAATGCTCTACAAAGAGTGCCTGGCATTTGCATTCACTCCTTGCGGCAGCCAGGACATGGCCAGAACGGGCTTTATTTCCCCGTTCGGCGCCAGTTCAGAGGTAATGACCCTTCAGGGCAACGGCTTCATCCTTCTGGCCGTGAAAAACGAGCAAAAAATCCTGCCATCTCCGGTAATTAAGCAGGAGCTGGAGAAGAAAATTGCCAAGCTCGAAAGCGAGCAGGGCCGCAAGCTGAAGAAGACGGAAAAAGACAGCCTGAAAGATGAGGTGCTTCACTCTCTGCTGCCGCGCGCGTTCACGAAAAGCCATCTCAGCCACATCATCATTGATGGCGCTAACCACCGTATTTATATCAACGAAGGCGCACGCAAGTCTGAAGACCTGCTGGCGCTGCTGCGTAAAACGCTCGGCTCGCTGCCCGTTGTCCCGCTGACGCTGGAAACCCCGGCTGAGCTGACAATGACGAAGTGGGTGAAAGAGGCTGACATTCCCGCCGGCTTCGCCCTGGGTGATGCCGCTGAGCTCAAAGCCATTCTGGAAGACGGCGGCATTGCGCGCGTCAAAAACCAGGACTTATGCAGCGATGAGATCACCACACACCTTGAGGCGGGCAAGCTGGTCACCAAGCTGTCACTGGACTGGCAGGAGCGCCTGCAATTCACCATCGATGACAGCGTTGCCCTGACCGGCATTAAATTCTCCGACGCGCTGGCGGAGCAAAACGACGATATCGACCGTGAAGATGTCGCGCAGCGCATGGATGCCGATTTCCTGCTGCTGACAGATGAAATCTCTTCGCTGGTTAATGCGCTGGTGGAAAGTTTAGGCGGCGAGGCCAAGCGTTAATCCGCCTTTTGTTGCTCTAATAAATAACGTTATTTACTATGAGGCTCATAACATTACCACCAGCGAGAGCATTATGAGCCAGGCCGTTATCGTCTCTTTTTACACGCCTGAATGGGAATACCGCAGCCGCGCAGAGCAACTGATGCGCGACTGTGACCAGCTGGGGATTGCGCATGATATCCGCGCGCGCCCGAGCCTGGGTAACTGGAACCGCAACACCGCCATGAAGCCGCAGTTCATTCGGGAAGTCCTTAGCGACCACCAGCACGTTATCTGGCTGGACTGCGACGGCAAGTTGATATCCAGCCCCAGCCTCTGCCTTTTTCAGCCTGAATCGGTCGGTATAGCTGCCGTGCCGCATCAGACCATGAGCAACCATGCGTTTTCGCCGCGGGCGTGGCATACGGGCCTGATAAGCATCCTCCGCCGCGACGAAACACAGGCTTTTGTCAGCCAGTGGGAAGTAACGTGCCGCGAGCAGGAAATAACGGATGAGCTGGGCTTTCATCTGGTGGCGCAGCAGTGGCAGGGGATGATTAACCCGCTCCCGGCCAGCTACCTGCGCATTATTCGAAAGGGCCGCATCCCGGCCAACACTATTTACGGACTGGGGTTATCAGAATCCCCGGACAAGATGGCGATGAAGAAGCGCCAGAAGGCAAAAAAATGACTACTTACGGTTCTGTCTGCAGTGGCATAGAAGCCGCCAGCGCCGCCTGGCATCCGCTGGGCTGGGATGCCGCCTGGTTTAGTGAGATCGAAAAGTTTCCCGCCGCCGTTCTGGCGCACCGCTGGCCTGACGTGGCCAACCTCGGTGATATGACAAAAATCGCCGCGCAGGTTCGCGCTGGCGCCGTAGCAGCTCCTGACGTTCTGGTTGGAGGTACGCCATGCCAGGCATTCTCTGTAGCCGGCCTGCGCCAGAGCCTGAATGATCCGCGCGGCCAGTTGACCTTATCTTACGTGGAATTAGCCAATGCAATTGACGACAAGCGAGCCAGTGAAGGCCAGCCACCAGCCACCATCGTGTGGGAAAATGTGCCCGGCTGCCTCAGCACCGAAGATAACGCCTTCGGCCATTTCCTCGCCGGACTGGCTGGAGAAGATGAAGCATTCGAACCTGGTCCTCGACCTGAATCAGGAAAAAGCAGCACCTACTGGCGCTGGAACAAAAAAACCGGTGAGCACGTTTCAAAGTGGCCAAAGTCTGGTTGTGTTATTGGACGACAGCGCAAACTGGCCTGGCGAGTCCTTGATGCCCAACACTTCGGAGTGGCCCAACGACGCCGCCGCGTGTTCGTTGTCGCAAGTGCTCGAAACGACCTCGATCCCGCCAAAATACTTTTTGAGTTCGACGGCGTGCGCCGGAATTCTCCGCCGGGCCGAGAATCGCGGCAGGCAGTTGCCGCCCTTACTGCAAACGGCGTTGGAACGTGTGGCGCAGACGACAACCAGGCTCAAGCAGGACATCTGATTGCCGCTTTTGGCGGCGGTAATTGCTCCGGCGCTTTAGACGTAGCCGCCTGCCTTACGGCAAAGGGCCAGCGCATTGATTTTGAGGTTGAGACGTTTGCAGTTCAGAGCGCCACAGGGCAAATCTCCCATGCGCTAACCGCTGAAGGTTTCGACGCATCTGAGGACGGTACCGGCCGCGGCACGCCTGTTGTCGCTTATGGCTCAAACGGGTATGCCAGCTTCGCAGAAGGCGTTGGTCCGCTGCGGGCAAAGGCAGGCGCCGACCACGATAGCCTGGCTGTAATGGCTGTGCACGGCACACAAGACCCTGACACGCTAACAGAACTGGCTCATACGCTGGGGCGCAATCATGGGCAGGAAAATGCTGTGCTGGCATTTTCTTCAAAAGATTACGGAGGGGATGTGTCTGTTAGCGTATCCCCTACTTTACGCGCCGGTGGCCATGCAGATAGCCATGCAAACTCAGGCGCAGCGCCTGCAGTGGTGTATGCACTTCAGGATACTACCGGACGCGATAAGGCCCAAAATGGTAAAGGCTGGAGCGATGAAGGAACCAGTTACACCATCGATACCGTAGCCACTCAAGGGGTTGCGCTGTCAGTCGCTCTGCGCGGACGGGAAGGTGGTGCCACTGCTGAGCTTGGCGATGACGTAGCTGGCACGCTGCGCGCCAGTTCAGGTGGCGGCGACAAACCTCACGTTATGCAGGAAATGCTGGTGCGGCGCCTCATGCCCGTCGAATGCGAGCGCCTGCAGGGCTTTCCTGACGGGCACACAGATATCCCATGGAAGAACAAAGAAATCGGCGAGACGCCAGACGGCCCACGCTACAAAGCTATTGGAAATAGTATGGCCGTACCGGTCATGCAATGGATTGGACAACGTATAGGGAAATACCATGCAGAAACGCAAATCAGTGGAAATCACGCAGGCTATGGCAAAAATATTGATGTTTCAGGTAGCGGCAATAGCGGCGCTGGCGCTGTTCACCTCACTCCTGACCAGTCTGTAAGAAATAAGCCGTTCTTTAAGTGGGTAGGCGGCAAATTCAGCGTTATCGAGGATGTATTGCGGCATCTCCCGGCAGGCAGGCGCCTGATTGAGCCGTTTGCTGGTGGCGGATCCGTATTCCTGAACGCGGGATTCAGCGAGGCGCTGGTTAACGACATCAACCCGGACCTGATCCTGACTTACCGCATGCTGAAGGAAGAGGGGCACAGCCTCATCACGCAGACGCATCGCATGTTTCAGGATTACAACACGCCGGAGGGGTTCGTCCATGTTCGCACCCGCTTCAACAAGCGTGAATACAGCGATTTTGAGCGCGCTGCAGCCTTCATCTACCTTAACCGCCACTGCTTCAACGGGCTGACGCGCTACAACCTGAAAGGCGAATTCAACGTTGGCTACGGGAAGTACAAAAAGCCTTATTTCCCGCTTGAGGAGATGGAGGGCTTTTTGTCACTTGCCGATCGCCTGACGTTCTCCTGCAGCAGCTTTGCCGACGTCATAGCAACGGCCGGCGAGGGGGATGTGATTTTCTGCGATCCGCCTTATGAGCCCATGCCCGGCTCTGATGGCTTCACCTCTTACAGCGGTGGCACATTCCGCTTCGAAAAGCAGGCCGAGCTGGCCGTAAGCCTCAAGGCCGCCTGTCAGCGTGGCGCCAGGGCTGTGATTACCAACAGCAGCGCGCCGGCCATCATCGAACTATACCGCGGGGAAGGCTTTGAAATCCATCCGCTGTTCGCCCGCCGCTCCGTATCCTGCGCAGGCGACACCCGGGAAACGGCTGAAGACATCATCGCTTTGGTAAATTGCTCTAAAAAAGTTTGATTTTTATTGCTCTAATAAATTACATTTATTGCCACCTAATCGCCGCCATCAGGGCGGCTTAATCATGCAGGGGTTTCTATGTTCGGTCTGGGTAAAAAAGCGCGTAAAGCAGTAGTTGAAGTGAAAAAAATGGAAAACCGCGACGCGGTGGAAGCGACCGTCTGGGGGGCTTACGCCATTTCTTATTCTAATGGCACCTGTGACGCTAAAGAAATTAGCGTGCTGGAAAAAACCACCAGCGCGTTACCGGCGTTCTCACCCTTTGCCGGCGAGATTGCACAGATGAGCAGCAATATTCGTGCGCGCTACGAAGCGTCGCCGCGCTCTGCCAATGCGGAAGCCTTCCGCCAGCTGGCGGACGTGGCTGGCACCCCTGATGCAGTAGACGTACTGTGCCTGTGCCTGGACATTGCAGATCAGGACGGCATTGGTGAAGACGAGATGGCTACCCTGAAGAAAATTGCCCAGGCTCTGCAGCTGCCGCTGGACCAATACCTGTAATGGCGAAGATTCGCCTTATCGCCTGCCTGGCGCTACTGGCGCTGGTGGTGGCGGTCGATTTCACCAGTCGGGTGATGTCCATTCTCTCTGACGGTTTGCTGGCAGCAATAATCGTATTCATTGCTCTGCCAGTCTTCAAAAAGCAGTAACCAAAGGGGCCGCCACAGCGGCCTTTTCCAAACGGAGTTTACACAGTGAGCGGCAAGAAATTTGACGGCGGCAAGCCGCGCATAAGCCTGGTGCCTTTAAAGCAGTTCTGGATGGTTATTGACGTGCTGGAGTTTGGCGCACGCAAATATGCAGAAGACAACTGGAAGCGCGTGGCAGGCGCCCGCGTGCGCTACTTCGACGCCGCGATGCGCCATATTTCGAGCTGGTGGAATGGCGAGAAAACCGATCCGGAAACCGACCTGCCACACCTGGCGCACGCCATTTGCTGCCTGCTGTTCTTAATGTGGCTGGATGATAACCCCACCAGCGAAGCTGAAGGCCCGGCAAATGCCGAATGAAGCTGCTGTAAAGATGCCTCCGCATTCTACTGAGGCGGAGCAATCCGTCCTCGGTGGACTCATGCTGGATAACGATCGCTGGGAGCAGGTTTCCGAGCGTGCCAGCGCAGGCGATTTTTTTTCCCGGCCGCACAGGCTGATTTTCGCCGAAATGCAACGGCTGCTGGATGCAGGCCAGCCGATTGACCTGATCACGCTCTCTGAGTCGCTGGAGCGCCGCGGGGAGCTTGAGCAGGCTGGCGGCTTTGCCTATCTGGCTGAGCTCGCCAAAAACACCCCCAGCGCTGCCAACATTAACGCTTACGCCGATATTGTGCGCGAGCGCGCCGTTGTGCGCGAGATGATCGCCGTTGCCAACCAGATAGCCGATGCCGGGTACAGCCCCCAGGGGCGCAGCAGTGCCGAACTGCTCGACTTTGCCGAATCGCGTGTTTTCCAGATTGCCGAGAGCCGCGCCAGAAAAAGCGCCGGTCCGATGGGTATAGACGCCATTCTGGATCGCACCGTTACCCGCATTGAGCAGATAGCCTGCCAGCCGCACGATGGCGTAACCGGCCTCGATACGGGCTATCACGACCTCAACAAAAAGACGGCCGGTCTGCAGCCATCAGATTTGATCATCGTGGCCGCGCGCCCGTCTATGGGTAAAACCACATTCGCCATGAACCTGGTGGAAGCGGCGGCCATCAAAGCGGACAAGCCTGCGCTGGTATTCAGCCTTGAAATGCCTGCCGACCAGCTGATGATGCGTATGCTTGCCTCTATGGGCAGGGTTGATCAGACCCGCATCCGCACCGGCCAGCTTGACGATGAAGACTGGTCACGGATCTCCGGCGTGATGGGTGTCTTTCTGGAAAAGAAAAATATCTATATCGACGACGCCAGCGGCCTGACGCCAACCGAACTGCGCAGCCGCGCGCGCCGCGTCTACCGTGAAAACGGCGGGCTTTCCATGATTATGGTCGATTACCTGCAGCTGATGCGCGTGCCCGAAATGAAAGATAACCGCACGCAGGAAATCGCAGAGATCTCGCGCTCGTTAAAAGCGCTGGCCAAAGAGCTCAACGTGCCGGTAGTGGCGCTGTCGCAGCTGAACCGCTCGCTCGAAAATCGCTCCGACAAGCGCCCGGTTAATTCAGATTTGCGCGAATCCGGCTCTATTGAGCAGGACGCCGACCTCATCATGTTTATTTACCGCGATGAGGTTTATCACGAAAACAGCGACCAGAAAGGGATCGCGGAAATCATTATCGGCAAGCAGCGTAACGGGCCGATCGGCACCGTTCGCCTTGCATTTAACGGCCAGTGGTCGCGGTTTGATAATTACGCCGGACCACAATATGAGGAAGGGCACTGATGAAAAATAAACTGATAAAACGCAACAAAAAATATCTGACCAAACTTCTTACTCTTGCAAACCGGAATGACATGTATCTCAACGATGCTGCCTTAATCGGGCGCGGCGCGTCGGAAGCCAAGATGCTTGGTCGGCATATGGCCCGCTTTGAAACAAAAGCCGATTTTTCGAAATGCGAGCCTTTTCTGGGTGGGGGTAAATTTTTCATGGCACCTGTTATCAGCTCTCGCGGTAAAGAATGCGGCTACCAAATGTTTAGCCGTGATGAAATTAAAAGGATTGCCGAAGGAAGCAATGAAGAAATCAGAGCCATTCTGGAAGGCCTTTAATTAATTTCCGATCCAGTACACCTGTTCGCAAATATAGCAAAACGGTTCGCTTTCAGGCTGGTGGTTGAGCTTGTTAACAAAGAGTGGCGAGCTCACCAACAAAATTTCAGGGCAATAGAGATGACACAGGTAATTCATGGTTTGACCCGCGAGCAGTTAGTGGCTCAGGTGTTCAACAAATCATTGGTATGCGGCGCGGTGACAACGATTTTAGTCAAATCTGCTGAGAAGGCCGAGCGTCACTCCCGATCAGAGAAATCTGGCATGAACAAAAAGCGGGAGGTGAAATGTGGTTTATAACGACATGACAGATTTTGAGATCAATAAAGCCGTGGCTGAAATTATGTATGGCCCAGTGGAAGAGCGCGACATCAATGCGTGCTCAGTTCCAGATGTATACCATGATGGTGGTGAGGTTTACTTAGTAAATCCTGACCGGTTGAGCGGAGCGTGGCGGCAATTTAACCCTTGCAATGCCTGGAGTCAGGCAGGGCCAATTATAGAGAAAAATAAAATCAATATTGAATGGGGCGATAATAAGTCAGCTGCTCTTATTGACGTGTCTGGCGCAACCAAAAGGATTGAGATCGGTGGCAAATCTTATCGCATCGTACATGAACATAAGAACTCGTTGCGGGCCGCGATGGTTGTATTTCTGATAATGCAAGAAGCTAAAGCCTGGGAGGGTGCGCCCGGTGAACCATAATACTATGCCAGCACTAACTGAAGAGTGTCACGCAGAACTGGCCGTTGCACTGAGAGCGTTCATAGCTAACCCGCTAGATTACCCATTATCCCGCAGCCAGATTATGGAAGTTGCTCGACTTGCACTCCCTATACTGGAGCAGCAGGAGAAGGGTGGCTGGATTGAGTGGAAGGGTGGTGACTGTCCAGTAGGGAATTATGCTGAAGTTGAGTACCGGACGCGGCTTGGCAACAAATGGAAGAATCAGGCTGGCTGGTTGCGATGGGTTCACGAGGGGCTGGGTGGTGACATCATCGCCTATCGAGTGGTTGAGCAGCAGGAACGCGAGCGAGGAGAGGATGAATGAGGTTCAAGGTTGGTGATAATAAATGGGCTTCTTATTTTCCTCAAGAAAGGCCGCTGAAAGGCAGAAAGCTAAAAGTATGGGCAGAGCATGGCGGATTTCTTGGCGAAGGGCTGGCAACTGAACGTCGTGAAACTGGAGGTGGAATATTCGCTGCAGGCAAGAATTTTGATTCCAATTACATTCTGCACTGGATTTATGATGACCAACCGGAGGAAGCATGAGCGACAAAGATGAGCTGGAGCGGCATAAATTCGAAAAGTGGATTAAGTCGAAGGGGCATCGAACAGACAGAGATTGCAAAGGTGAGTATGTCTTCTCCTACGCAGCATCAACATGGGCAGGATGGCTGGCCCGCAGCAAGCAGGATAAAGCATGAACGAATACCCATATTCAGCTTTTACGATCGGTGATGCCATCGCTTATATGGAAGTCTATGGGGCGCCAACGAGTTGCGATGCGGACTCGCAATATGCGATCCCTATGGGGACGGAAGCAATCTAATCGGCGACAGCGATTCAAAGCCGGGCTACCCGTTGCAGGGTAGCGCATTCAGAATATGCGTCACTACACCAAAGCAAATCGTGCCGTCGCCATCAAAGCAGCTGTCTTCAGAAATTACCCCTCTGGATGGATTATCCAGCAATTCCAGCCTGATCACGCCCTGCGCCTGCACATACCGGCGAACATGAAACTCCCCGTTTAAATCGACCACCACAAGCGAGCCATTGACGGGCTTTTTTGCGCTATCCACCACCAGCAGCGCCCCTTTTTTAATACCTTCCCGAATCGAATCGGTTGAATATTTCATGAGGTAAACGGAGGGCATCCGTAGCCCACAAAGCCCATCGAGGGAAAGCTGACCTTCAGCATAATCCTGTGCAGGAGAAGGGAATCCCATAGTGCCACCTTTACTGTTTTTTCATACAGTGTACATAAAGACAGTAAAGTTTATAAATTTTATAGGGTGAAATAAAAAAGCCCGCGCGCGGCGGGACGTGTTAAAGCTTATTGATAGCAACCTTCGTAGCCGCCAGCGTCATGGTTCCGGCGGCAGTGAGATCCATATCGCCGCCGGACTTCACCACCATATTCCCTGCTGAGTAGATAAACATTTCCCCTTGGCTTATCAGGTAGGGCACGCCGCTGTCATTGATACCCAGCGTGGCACCTGTGTTTTTGCTGGTAACAGACCAGCCGCCATTAGCGTTTCGCACTTCCATAAAGCCGAACCGGTCATACACGTAATCCTTTTTCGCGGACGTGGTGGCAGCAGCAGGCGCGCCGTCAACGTCTGGCGCAGTGTAGCCCGTTCCCTTACCGGAAGCCTCAGCGGCCACGTTCGGCGATCCGCTGGTGGCATCCTGTGCAAATCCCACAATGAGCGGGCGGCGGGAATCTCCGCCATAGGGAAACTCGACCCAGACCAGGTTGCCCGCAACGAACGGGCTGAAAGCGTTTGCGGAAGGCAGAATACATTCTGCCCACGGCAGGCTGGCTGTAGGTACGCCGTCCATCAGCGCGTTTACACGGACTTGCGTGCGCATCAGCCCCTGCGGATCGTCAACGCTTATCACGGTGGCGCGATGCTTACCCTGTAAGTTAGCCACTGGTCACCTCCCCGAGCAGCGCACGGGACGAATAGCGGAACCGATCTTCCTGGTGCGCCACCTGCATAACAACCATTTTTGCGGGGAGGGTTTCATCCTGCGATTTATCATCGCCCTCGTTATGCACCAGGACTTTAACCACGGTGCCGGGCGTCAGGGCGCAGTTACCTTCCACCAGCATATCGAATCGCGGCATGAGGAATTTGTTGTAGTTGGCCAGCGCGGTTTCATCGGCATAGCTGAGGAACTTCACCGGGTAGTCAGTGCTGCCGGAATAGATAATGCCTTTGGACTGATCGTAAGCGGCCAGGCGGTAATTGTGCTGGCGCTGAAACTGATAGTCAGCGTGCAGGACATTAAACCGGCTGATGGTCAGGCCTGACGACTTGGGATTAGACGCCTCGTAAGTCAGCGTAGCGCTGGCGCTGGCCAGCTTATCCATACTGCGAAAATTGATGTTGCCGCGCGAGGACCAGCACATTGACCCCGTATTGCGGCCCAGCTCCTGAAGCAGTTGTGTTGCTTTCTCGCCGACGTTCAGGTGATAGGTGCCCGTTTTCTTGAAAGAGTCCGCATTGACCGTCAGGGACGGTGCCAGCGCCGCGAGAATGGCCGAGGGCTGCTTATCAACAAAGTATTGCGCGCTGGTGGTCGGCGTTTTCAGCAGGCGAACCGGATTACTGAACGCCAGTATTGTGACCTTATCGCCGCTGCGGGGCGCTTTCAGCACGAAAAAGGTTTCAGTAAACAGCAGACCGCCGTTACCGTCCGGATCGCCCAGTGACACGGTAAGCAGCGTGCCATAGGACACGCCCAGCTTGTCGGTAATGTAGTTTGAGCGGTCAAGAGCCACCAGCCTCAGCTGCGGGCCTGTCATGGTGCCATGCTCAATGTAGGTGCACCCGACAAACATATGCCGGGGAATCTCTGTCGTGCCTACCTTTACCGTTTGCAGAAGCAGCTGCGTGCGGGAATTGCTGGTGGAGGAAGATGACGTTACCGAGGTGGCCATATTATCTTACTCCCCGCCAGCCACAATCGCTGGCCACAGACGAGCCGACCTCAATGCGGCCGGTCACCTCTTTGACATAGGAGGCGATCGGCATATCCGCGATGACGGTTAAGTCCAGGCCGGCGGCGAAAATACGGTTTTCCTGCGTGCCGGCCGTCAGATCGGAAAAAGCGATCGACTTTTGCGCTTCCAGCACACAGTGAATGCCGATCTCCGTCTTGCCAAGGCGGGTTTCAGTCATAAAGGATGCTTTCCCATGGCTGGCATACAGGCGCAGCCAGAAGGCCAGCGCCATGCACACCATACCGAGCGACTGCTTTTCTTCACTCACTACCCACAGGCTGTAGCTGAGCGATACAGGCATGGTAGAGACCACGGCAATAGCTTTGCTGTCCTCGATGAGCTCGCCGGCGTCGTAATCGTCTTTGCTGATATCACCGTCATACACGGCAAAGGCGGGAGATCGTGAAAGATTCACTATAGGGAGCGCCAGCTTGTTCACCGCCTGCTTTCTGGCCGCCTGAGTATCTTTCCGGCCCGCCCGGGAATCCTCAAAAGAGGCGAGAAAGGCGTTAACGTCAGGGAAAGATCCGAGGGTTATCCGGTCGCGCGCCGTGCGCGTCAAAAACTCGCTGAACGATTTGTTATAGCGGGAAGGCTCGCTGACGATCAGCGGATCGAAAGCCTGATTAAGGGCTTTGGCAAAGGCGCTGTCTATGTCATCCAGCGGCGTAAATTCCTGTACGCCAGACGGGATAAGCGATCGCTTCCGGAAGGATGCGAGAAGCCACTCATGCTGATTATTCAGACTCGCCATCAAAAATCCCTTCGAATGAGCGACACGGCACGCAGTAGAACAGGCTGCCCACTTTGGCGGTGCCATAGTTAAAAATGCGGTGGATATACCAGAAGCGGCGCGCATGGGTGCCGTCCGACAGCTCCTCAAGCCATTCCAGAATAGAGCCGACTGGAATGTTCTGGGCCGCCAGGCGGAGGATCAGCGCGGCGTCACTGTATCCAGAGTTATCGGAGCTGTCGTACAGCGACCGAAAGGAGTCCATTTCGTCCGGGCAATCCAGCGCCGTGATGAGCTCTGCAGGCGCGTAGTCATAAACCTGCTGGTTGGGCTCAATAACTTCAGACTCGCCCACCTGATGCCCCGTATCGCCCTCATCGCGCTTATGAGGTGACGCCCGGTACAGAACCGCGTCAAAAGCATCAGGGCTTAGCTTGATTGCTTTGAGCCAGTCCAGCCGCACAAGGTTATTAAAAGCTGCATGACCTTCATAACGAGCGCGCAGATGAGTGTCACCAGGCAGGCTCCTATCCAGACTGGGGAGGTTACCGTTCGCCACAGGATCACAAGGATTACCAATGTGCAGACCATCGCTTTCGACTTCAGCATCGCTATCTTCCTCTTGCGTATCGTCCACCAGCAGATCGGGGTTATTTTCCCCGTCGTCTTCATGAGACGAATCGGGCTCTGTTACCTCTTCTTCGCTGGTGGAATCATATTCCGTATCGTTAAAAGCCGGACGGATTGTATCCTCTGTGCTTTGTTCGCTGGCGTCGTCGTCGAACATGTCACTGTAAAAATTGCTCATGCGGTTTCCTTACCGTTTCATGGCTTCGTTGATCTGGGTCTGAAGGATGGTTTTAGCCTGTACGGTGGCAGCCTCTTTGCTTAGCCCCGTAGACATAAAATATTTGATCAGGTTGTTGGCCTGATCCTGCAGGGCTTTCTTCAGTGCGGCGGCTTCTGCTTTTGCCTGTTGGGCTTTCGCCTCGGCTGCCTTGCGGGCGGTCGCGTTTTTGGAAACGCTGGTGCGCGCTTTTTTAAGCAGCCGGCGCACGTTGTCCGTCGTGACGTCCGCCGACTTCAGTTTTTTGCCAAGCGAGGCTTGCGCCTGCTGGTATTTATCAAATTCCTGCTTTGCTTTGGCCTGATTGGTGGTGGTGGTGCGGTTGCGCGCCAGGGCTTTCGCCACTTCGCCTTTAAAGAAGGTTTGCGTCTTGCGCTTGTCGTCGCCGAATGCCGTCTGATCGGCGGCTTTCTCCAGCGCGGTTATAAGCGGCCGGTGCCAGGTGGCTGACTGAAACTTGGTAAGAGCGTGCAGAACGTGTTTACAGGCAACGCCCGTCAGTTCCGGGTTGCGCTCTTTGGGGTAGGCGTACTCTTTCGGCGGCGCCACGGCGTAATTGCCTGCGGTGGCCATGTAGCGGTACCAGTATTGGTGTCGGCCGCAGTCGCAATCAAACGAGACGCGCCCCTTGCACAGCGCCGCCGCAATGCGGGGCTTTTTAGCGCCGTCCTCGCCGATATCGTCAACCGCCTGATCCCACTCTTCGAAACGTATTTTTACCCGGTGATGCTGGTGCACTGACGCATCTGAGGCGCGCACGGAGATAATGGCCAGATTATGCTTCATGCCCAGGAACGTGGCTGATTTTATGCCTGTGCCGTCGTCAACCTTGTTACTGGCGCGCTTGATATCAATGCTGGTGGATTGCGCCACAACCTGCGCATAGGTGATCCCGGCAACATTGTTGCGGAAGTTGGTTTTATGCGCCTGCCGGGAGGCATCAAACTGCCGGATATCGTCTGGCGTGAAATAAGTGCCGTCCTTTTTCCGCCCCAGGCTGAGGAATGCGTCCAGTTCCCGGTTGCGCTTGCCCATTAGCCGCGGCGTCAGCGTGCGCTTGGCTCCTCGCCGCTTCTGGCGCTGCTGCTTCTGGATCAGGTCGAATACCTTATGAAACTGCTTAGCATCAAGCCCGTCGGTCTGATATCGCCCCTGATCGTCCTTTTCAAAGTCGGCCATGCTTTTTCCTTACGATACCGACAGCGTGCCCATGATCTGCCCGTCGTTTTCAAAATGGCGGATCATTTCACGTATCCATACGGCGGGAGGCAGATACAGCTTCTGGCCGATGGTCATCTCGTCAGATTCATCCTCCAGCCCGGCAGCAAGCGTTACGACCCAGCGGAGCTCATGAACGCCCCACAGGCGATACGCCAGAAGGTCAGGGCGGTAGGCTTCATCAGGTCGCACGTATCGCACATAGAGATTCTGGTCACTGGATTCGCATTTTTTCATTACTTCCTGGCGAAGCAGGGCGCGAAGAACCGGATCGGAGATGTTGCGATCGTCATAACGTGACAGAGTCACTTCACTGGTGCTGTCGGTGCTGGTGGTAGATGTGGCCATACGTCCCCCGTAAAAAGTCAGGTGGAGTGTAGGGCAGGTTAATTGTCACATTACCGGTGACGCCTTTACCGGAAGGTGAAAATTACCCGCCCGGTAAACAAATAAGTTGACCAAGTAAGCATTAGTGTTTACTATTCTTCCATGTTCAACAGACAGGAGGAGTAGTGAAGCAAAGCGAGTTCAGGCGGTGGCTTGAATCTCAGGGAGTCGAGGTTTCAAACGGCGCAAACCATTTGAAACTGAGATACAAAGGGAAGCGAAGCGTAATGCCCAGGCATCCCGGCTCAGAGATTAAAGAAGGACTGCGAAAGGCCATCATTAAGCAGCTTGGCCTGAAATAACTAACCAGCCCTCCGGGGCTGGTTCTCGCGGAGATTCACTAAGACGATATGCGATACCCAGTAAATCTTGAGCCTTGCGAAGGCGGATATGTGGTTTCGTTCCCGGATATACCGGAGGCGCTTACTCAGGGCGACACGCGCGAGGAGGCTCTGGAGATGGGGCTGGACGCGCTGGTAACTTCATTCGATTTTTATTTTGAAGATAACCAGCCGGTACCCGCGCCAGGCAATATAACCGGTGATTTTGTAGAGGTGCCGGCCAGCGTAGCGGCAAAGGTGCTGCTGCTTAATGCGTTCATTGGATCCGGCTTGACTCAGGTTGAGCTGGCTTCACGCATGGGCGTTAAAAAGCAGGAAGTGACCCGCCTGTTTAACCTGCATCACTCCACCAAGATCGACACGGTACAAAAGGCACTGTCGGCGCTGGGTAAGCAACTGGAATTGATAGCGGCCTGAGCCACCACAAGCCCCGAAAGGGGCTTTTCATTTACAGATACCGTCCCGTCCCTGTCAGCTCTCCCTGCGGCACTTTTTCTTCATCAAGCTGGTGCAGACCGCGAAGCAGGTTGAAGAAAGGATCGAGGGGATGCGTGGCGTCGTGCCGCTCGATTTCTCCGGCCATTGCCCGGATGTAATCTGCGCTGGCCGGGTTGTGGTATTCAGTGGCGTAACAGCTTAGCAGCGTCAGGACGTGTTCTGCCTGAAGCGCCGCCCAGTCAATGCGGTAAAATTCTTCGCCGTCTTTGGTGCGGTCCGTGTCGAAAATATTCGGGGGTAACTGGAATTTGCCGGAGTCCTGGCGCGGGAAACGCAGCGCGCTTTGGCGATCCAGTTCGTTATAAATATTCATCGCGGCCACAAGCACGGGTGTTCCGCCCGTCAGCTCATCCCGGAGGCGCACGCGATGCCCGGCGCGGCCGGTAATGAAGCTGTTTTCTTCATCCACCAGCACCATAAAGCCTTTTTCTTCTTTCTCACGGATATCGCTGAGAAGGCTCAACTCCATCGCACGACGCTTCTCCGGATACAGGGTCTTTTCACCCATGATCAGCTCGTTATCACGCCAGCCGGCTGTCAGCATTACCGGGCGGCCGACGCTCATGCACACGACACAGATTTTCTTATCCATACGTCTCCAGAAAAAGAAAAAGCCACCATGAATGGCGGCCTTATATGCGTTGCCCGGCACCTGGCTAGTGCCGTCCATGGAAGTTTTTGGAAAGAGTCCCATCGGCACCGGGCGTCAGTAATGATAGAGAAAGTGCTTTGTTAGCTCGCGGCTTTTTTCTCTTCCTGCTTTGGGGTGCTCAGCTGGTGGAAAAACCACTGCCGGCGGATCGCTTTGCTTTTAACTCGTGACCTCACAGATTCACCTCGGACACGTCATTACGAAGAGGGTTAAGCAACGGATGACGGAGCTTTGTGTCGTGGCCAACGCAGAAAACAATCCCGGTTGAATCGCGGATCAGCCATGAGCCGATAGCCTGGCGGCTTGTATGCTCCGGAGAGGCCTTGCGTGCCTGTACCGCCCATGCTGGCGCGCTGGAAGGGTAGCCCGCAAGGAATGCTGCTGAGAGGCGGTAAGCCTGTTCAGGCGTGGGGCAATTGTCCGGTACGGAAATGCAGTTGATCATGGGCGCACCATCCAGTCTTCAGCCATTAAATCGCCCGTGGAAGGCACCCAGCCGCACACCAGATCCCCGCCAGCATTTTTAAGCGCCAGTACGTCGTCAAAAGCCAGACCCTCGATATCAGCCCCCAGACCAACCGCTGCAGAGCGAGCAAGATTGGCCCCCGGGACAAGAACGATAAATTGCCCTTTGCCGTTCCAGCCAGCACGCGCAACGCGTTTACCTTTCTTTAACCATAAAAGGGCGGCTGAAAAGTCAGCCATAGCCTGAGCATCTGCCGGGCTATCGTCAGCAGGCTTGCCGGGATTACCGCAGGGTTCTGAGCAGCGGTAGTAGCCCTGACCAGTCTGTATCAGCAGAGAAAACGCCTGCGCACATATGAGAATAGCCCTGCGCCCTATGACCGGAATTAAGAGCCAGTCATTTTCATCTGAGCCCTCAAGGATCAGGGGCTGCTGTTGAACAACTGACGCAATCTCTGCCGGCGAATGAAACAGCATACCTGCAGCGTAAAAATCACCGACGCGGACGGCGCGGTACTCATTGTCTTTAACGTCTTTTACAGAAATGAATTTCACTTTATGAGAAGTCATAGTTGCCTCAAATAATTTATTAATTAGAGTAATATTTCAGCAATAGAAACCGCATCCACCAGCAGTTCTAATTCTGGCTTGTTCAGGCGGTTAAATTCAGATTTGCCGCCTACGTTACCGTCTGCATGCACCGGCACCAGCCAGGGGTAAATGGCGCGGATCTCAGCGGGTGCCGCGTGCTGGTGGTGCCATTTGCATAACGGCAAGACCAGCTTGTGCGCGCCGGGCTTTGTACGCCCCTCGATATGGTGAAGGCTGATTTCCTCTGTGGTTTTGCCGTGCATGAGGCAGGCTATGCAGGGCAGGCGGCCAAGTGCATTCATTACGCGCCTTTCATCGGCGGTAGGCGTTCGCCCTTTGGTGCCACGACCGGAGGATTTTCGCGTTCTGGAGAGGGTTGTTTTCGGCTTGGGGGCAGCGGCGCGCTCTTTTGCGCGTTCAATGGCCCGCGCCTGCATGCGCTGGTGGGTTTTGCGCTGGCGCTCATACTGGCTGGCGCGCCATTCAGGATCGGCCAGCTTGTCGCGCTGCTTGTCGATTTGTTTCTGACGGGCTTTCTGCTGCTTCTGTCGATGGCTAAGCAGCTGGTCCGGGCTAAGTTCTGGCATGATTGAGTTCTCGCTGGCATGCGTCCATGTATCCGCTCTCTTGCCGGTCAGGATGTTTTCACCCCGAGCAATCCGGCTTATGCCCGCTGAATCCAAAAAAAGCCGCCCGGAGGCGGCAAAGATCAGGACTACAGATTGGGTTGCCTTATAAAATAATAAATTTATTAGAGCAAATCAAGGTTGATATAAAAACTCTGATATCTGCGCTCCACAATGTGCCGGGCGAATATACCGGCGTAACCCGGCTCCAGCATGCCTGACTCCTGCATCTCATTGCGCAATTCCTCTGCTTTCTGCCCGATAAAGGTCATTACCCAGAGATTATGAATGTGGGAATTATGCCGCTCTGTCACGCGACGGCGGGCGAGGGAGCACCGCCACACCACCAGCAGGCACACCTGGATCATGGTGGTAAAGATGCTCATACCGGGATCGCCATGGGAAAGCGCTAAATTCAGAAAGCCCACGCCGAAGACACCAATATTAAATTGCGTATGCGTCATGCTCAGTTCCCGCCCGTATGGCCAAAGCCACCAGCGCCGCGCTGCGTTTCGCTGAGTTCGTTAACTTCATTAAACCTGACGCGATACGCCTCCTGTAGCTTGCCCTGTGCGATACGCTCGGAGATATTCGCGTCAACCAGTGTCGCCATGCCATACAGTTCTTTATAACCAGCGTCACTGTCAGCTGTCAGTGCGATCAGCACTTCGCCACGGTAATCGCTGTCAATGACGCCTTCGCAGTTTGCCAGGCGGATATTGTGCTTAAAGCCGTGTCCGCTGCGCCCCACGATAACCATTTCCCAGCCGGGAGGTATTTCGAACGCCAGACCGGTAGTAAAGACGATCGTGCGGGCGTGCTCTCTGATGCACTCGACGCCCAGCGCAAAGAAATCAAAGCGCGCGGCACCCTCGGAGGCATAAACGGGAAGCCGGGCTTCAGGGCTGAGTTTTTTGACGGCCAGGTCAATGCACTTTACGCCAGTCGGGATAATCGTTTGTAAATGGGTCATGTTTATTCCTGCATCCAGATTTCATTTGTGTCCTGGCACATAAAGCCATGACAGAAGCGGTTATATTGCTGCTTATAGGGGATGTGATTCGGCTTTTGTGTTTCGTGCCAGTGCTGGTGGCCAGCAACAAAAGCCATGCCGTTGGCGTTATAGGCGCTGTACTCGATGCCTTCGCCGTTTTCTGCTGCGCGCGCGCCGGCAGCCCAGGCGCTGAGGAAATCGCTGCGATCGGCAAACACGACTGTAAAATCGCCTTCGTCACCAACGCAGCGGATCATGCCTGCCTTGCTCAGCTGCCCCAGCGTTTTGCTGTCACCGGTAATGTCTTCGCCTGAATAGTTCCCGGCCTCATCCACGTAAGCAAAATGCGTATAGGGAGAATTAAGCTCAACCGGTACCGCGCAGGCGGCGGCAGTGAAAAAGCGCATCTGGCGTTTTGATACTTTCATGCAGCCCTCACCTTTTATTCGCTTGGTTCCTGCCAGGCAATTTTCTGCTCTTCAATGGCGGCGCGGATTTTGGTTACTGACTTGCGGCCAAAGCCTGAGAGGCTCATCAGTCGCTTTTCGCCGGCATTAATCACGTCAAGCACCGTATGCAAACCTTCCTGCATCAGCGTATCGAGCTGGCCCGGCGTGACAGGGAGAACGCTGGACGGGCCGGTGATGAAATTATTAACGGTGTTGCTGGACTTCATGTTGATGCTCCGTGCAATAAACAGGGTTGAGGCTGGTGGAGGTATCCACCAGCCGGGGAATTAGATCAATGAATAGCCATCCATAAAGGCTTCTTTCGGGGAATACGACGCATAAGAATCCCCGTAGATGACATAAAAGCCGCCTACCTGCGGGTTGTGCTTGTTGACCCAGTCGGCATTAACCTGCACAGACGCCAGCTGAGGGTCAGAAGGCGAAAGCGCGGCGCCATCTGGCGCGTGATTGATCTGCGCAATCTGGAATGCCTGTACAACCTTATGGCTTCTCCAGCGTGGGTAATTGGTCGAAAGTTCCTGGGTCATGTGGTTATCCTTATTTCTTTTCAGTAACGAATGCTTTGCCGTAGGCGTTATGGTGGTACGCGATCACCCATGCGGCGGGCGCAGTGTCGTAATATTTTTCCGCTGTTTTGTTGACGCCCACAAAATAGGTCAACTTAAAACGCTTTCCCTCTGCCGATACCTCGCCTGCTTGCGCTTCCTGCACAGGCCCAGTCTTTGGGTTTTTACGGTATTCACGCAGTTCTTTCCAGAACGTTTCTGACACCACTTTTTTCTCGCGGCCGGTGAAATCATTAACGTGGACCCAGTGCGTCTGGCCTTCGAATTTAGCGTAGTGCTCTGCAAACTCTTCCATCGTCGGACGACCTGAGAAGTTGACGGCATAGCTGTTTGCTGAGTTCTTCAGGCGGCAGATAACAATAATTTGCCAGGGATAATAAGGATCCTTAGCAAAATCAGATGTGATATAGAATCGCTCACCCGCTTTAACTGGTGGGCGATGGAGCGGTGCCTCAATCGTGCCGGTCTCCGTCTTCACCGGCTCGACAGAAACAATCTGCTCATCACTGCGCTGGCTGGAGCCAGGCGGCGTGGGGAATGCTGACGCGCCTGCAGTGACAGGAATAGACGGCGACTCGATTGTCACAGGCGACGCTGGCGCGTGCGGGGCGGCAGCTGCAGGTGTGCCATCGGCGGCCTGCTTACTCGTGCGGCCCCAGAAATTCGACACGCGGTGAAGTCGCAGAAGCAGCTCGATGTGCTCGGGCTCAATACTGATGCCGGTAACCGCCTGGAATGTGCTGGCGGTATGCTGGAAAGGATTTTGTTGTGGCAATTTTTCACTCCTGCATGTGCTGTGTTATAGTGACTTCGATTGATTGTGTGGATGTTCTGGCATTCATACGCTGAGCAGGCCGGCGAAAGCTGGCCTTTTTTATTTCCCCTGGCTGGTCTTATACAGCGCCACCAGCACGACCATAGCGGCGGCAACCAACAGGAACACGCCCGCCTTATCCGCATCATGCTGAATAAATACCAGCCATGCATGCCAGCCCAGCGAACCTGCCCCGAAGAGACAAAAGCCCCAGGTGATCAGCTTTTTCATTTGCGCATCTCCAGCACTGCTGCCTGCGTTTTTGAGCGAATAAGGCTTGCATTCACAGCGCCGATAAAAGGGCCGAATTCTGCCAGCAGCTTATCCAGACCGCGCCGCGCGGTTTCTTCAGTGGCCTTCACGACAAACGCATTGGCTTTTTCGACGGAGCGCATAGGGTATTCCGCCGTAACGCCAGCGAGGTCTGGCATATCCTCTGAAAGGTCCATATACACCAACACCACGGGGTTACCGCGGCGGATGGCCGACACGAGCCAGACCGTCTGTATGCCCAGATTAAATTCGCGTTTGATGGCTGACATCGCATGCCGTCCTTGCAATGAACTCTTTAAGCTGGCTGGTGGGGCGCCATGTGAAGGGCGTATTACGGGTAACCCATCCGTTGCTTTCCAGCCGGCCAACAACGCGGTACCAGCTGCCGCCGCTCCGGTAAAGGCGGCTGAGCAGACCTTTAGTCAGGACGATCGAATCAAGGGAGTCGCCTTTTTCTGTCATTGCGCGGACTTCGTAGGCGAGGCGGACGGGAGCTCTGACTGCCATGTGATTACCCTATAAAAATAAATTAATTAGAGCAATTTACACGGCAATCAGCGCGCTGTCATTCATTTTTGACGGGCTTTAGTTGTCTTCCAGTATGCGCACCATGGCGCTGCCTTCAGATTCCAGGTTACGGATATAGGCGATCACCATCTCCACGCGAGACCAGCCGCCCGCCTGCATAATCTCCGTCACCGATACACCAGCGCGCGCCATATCAACCGCGGCGCCAACGCGCGCACTGTGGCCAGACCAAGCCTGATAGCGCAAATCGGTCTTTTTCTTCCTGCCGTGCAGGCGTGAGTGCGCCGATTCAAACAGGGCTTCAAGCGAGCGGGGCGTTAATGGCTTCTCAGCAGACGGAACCGGCGCGCCATTTTTAAGGATGCGGCAGAACAGATAATTATCCGGATCTTCCATCACGCCGGACACCTGCATCCAGCTGTCCACCAGCCCGGTAATGTCACGGCTCAGAGTCTTGAGTGTGCCCGCCGTGCTGACCAGCGTTTTGGTACGGCCAACACGGATCTGAATGCGCCCTTCATCCGTGCGGGTAATGTCTTTGGCACGAATGCGGGATATTTCACTGATACGTAGTAGCGTGTTATACGCCAGCCCCAGGAATGCCAGCTCCCTAATCTCGGCGATTTCTTCTGTGCCGGCCAGCCGCCCGCGCAGCTTATCCAGATCGCGGCGCTGGAATGGCAGCGCCTGACCAGCCTGCTCGCCAGAGTCCACGTTCTCGCGCCGGATGCGGCGCATAACCAGGCTGACCGCGTTAGAATCGCTGGGCCGCGCCAGCCCGGCGCGCTTGTGGATGATATTGAGCATCTGCAGGTGCATGGTAATGGTTTTCACCGCCCGCCCCGCCGCCTGCAGGTGAAGCAGGTAATCCCTCACATCTTCCGACTGCGCCGGGAACCAGACGCGGCCACCCTCCTGGCACCAGGCGGACCACTGGCGCGCCACCTGCATCAGCATCTTCCAGGTGTGCTCAGAAAAGCCGGTTTTGTCCCGGAACAGTTCGAACAGGTTGCGGCGCACCTCATCGCTGGTGGCCTCGACTGGCAGTGCGGGAAGATTGATATGAACGGGCGACGAATCAATCAGCGCCATGCTGTTTTTGGTCATGATATTCCCTAAATAATGCGCGTCAGCAGCGACCAGAGAAGCGGGAATGATTTTTCCCTTTCCCCGGCAGCGTTGAAATAGGCCCAGCGCCCACGCCACAGCCGTATTGTCCCGTCACGGCGGGTAAGATGCCAGCCCTCTTTGACAAAACCTTTGGCGCGCCAGATGCCGCGCATTTTTTCAAGTTCCTGATTCTGGGCTACGTTCAAAGCTTTTTCAGATGACATGAGCACCTCTTTCCTGTGCTGCTTGTGGTTTTGAATAATCAGGTTCGCCATGATAAACAGGACAGACATAGCCGCCTATCTCACCCGCGATTCGCCTGGCGCATGATTCTGGCCCGCTATGAGAGTGAACCCTGAAGCATTCTTCATCCGTATCCGGGTGATAAGTGATCCAGTAAGCCGGATGGCTAAATTTTTCCCGAAGCGCCTGCAGCTCTTTTTCCAGCTGGCTTGCCCGCGCACACCATTTAGCTTCACCCTCCGCCATATCAGCAGCCGATCGCTCAGAAGCCCTTAAATTTATTGCCGCGTTGATAAGCCTTTCATCGGCATTTAGCAGCATTTTTGCCATCATGGCGACTTCTTCCTTTGATGCCTGGCTGCCATCCTCAGAAAAAAGTGTAATAGTCTCTTTATCAATCATGATGCTTTATCCATATCCACCAGCGCGATCGGCTCCAGCTGGTTATCGTCGCTGTTTCCGAAGCGCTGGCACTCATCAAGACGGAATTTGCCGGCATAGTTTGGATCTTTGGTGTAGCCGTTAAACCCTGAGCGATGGTAGAGCTGGTGCTCAGTATTAAAGACGCGATACAGCTGCTCATCTGGCTTGAAAAGCAGGCCTTTCAGCTGGTGGGCGCGCAGAAAATCCATCTTGGTTACGGCATCGGAAAGCAGAGATTCCAGGCGCTGGCGGCGGCGGCGCTCGTTGCGTTTCATGCGGAGATTCTCCGGCACCGACGTGTACAGGTCAAAGCTGGCCTGATTGGCCCAGTCATACTTGCCGGTGATCACCCACCACATATTGTTGATATTGTAATACGCCGTTCCGGTCTGGACGCGGCCTTTCCAGTCAAAGAAATAGACACGCTGGCCGTGCGCCAGCGACTTGCCATCGGCGGATCCCCGGTTGGAATCACTGATTCCGTAAGTTGTCAGGTCGCCTTTAAAATGCCAGCTTTCTTTGTATTGTTGCTCCAGCCAGTGCATGGCAGTGATGCCGCCGGGACCAACGTTACGCCTTGATCTGCCCTGATAATCGTCAACGGTATAATCTGTAAATACGGTGGTCAGGTACTTGATAATTGCGTTACGGGTGCGGCGCATCTCCATCAGTATGAGGAAAGGCATGTGCTTTTCCTTATCAGATTGGTAGCGACCATCGTGATCGGGGCGGTCTGGCGCGTTGACGTTCTGGAAAAATTCAAGCTCGATGCAGCAGCCGGAAATTTTCAGGTCAGCCTTTAAATCCCCCTTTACGCAAAAGCGGAAGCGGCGCGCAAACCCAATGCCGTACTGCTGCACTTTTTCTTGCGGGACAGATAAAGACCAGCCCAGACGGTTCATTTTCTGGATGATGCGCTTAAACACCTGCTGTTTGAATTTGTCCTCAGACGGATCGCACAGCGAAATGCCCTCTTCCCGTATAAACAGAGCGGCGTCAGTAAGACGGATTTTGCCGGTTCTTTCGATTTTCATTGTGGCTTCTCCACCAGCACCAGGCGGCCATCCATCAGGGCTTCTTTGATGGCATTAAATTCCCAGCAGTAAATGTTGGCGTCCACGTATATACGCAGCTCCCGGTAGTCATGCCGTTTACGTTTGATGTAAGCCTCAGCAGCTTCGCGCGTGAAGTGAGAATTGACGTATCGCCATTCTTCGGCATAACCCGTGACGGTGTGATCTTCCAGTTCGCTCAGAACGTCCCACTGAACTTTAGGTGTAGCTTTCAGGAATGTGTCGCCATCGGTTAAAAGCCGTGCCTTGGCGTTTAACTTTTTACGGAGACTGGTGCCAGCATCTTTCCAGTAATCAACTGGTGAAAACCATTCGTGCTCGTGGCAAATAACGATTAGGTCATCCGTGTAATCGGTATCGATGCCTGTGACGATGCGTTTTTGTTCAACGTTGAAAATTGCGTCGGCGGTGCAGTGGTCGTTAACACCTTCGCCGCGTGCGTGATATTCCAGGCGGGTGATGAAATCCGCGAATGTTTCCGGCGTCAGGCGCGAGCCTGTGGCCAGCGTTTCTGTTGTGCTCATCCTTACCCCTGTGATTGATTGCTGCTGTTACGCTGAGTTAAAAATCTGCATTTATTAGTAAGGGCGCGCTGCGTGAAATCTGGCGGGTAATACCCCTGATTGCTTCCCAGAATTCACGTAGCGACGCCAAATGATCATTGATCAGATCACGGTTAAAAACCCCGCAACCCCTTGCACTGTATGGATAAACAGCCCTCAGTGATCATAAAACCGCCCTTTTAAATTCCTTCGTATAATTGGAGCTATACGAAGTAATCCATGCCGGTGAGGATACAGACCCTCTTGCGTGCCGTCCATAATAATATGGAATTTTTTAGAGCAATGCATTATCGCCTTGCTGATTGCAAAATGACCACATACGGAAATCGTGAATTGACTGTAGCTCTAATCAAATATAATTTACGAACGGTCGGCAACGCAGGATGCGTTACTAAGCGCCAGGATGGCCGCCAGCAGTTCTGTAACATCAGGTGACCAGCCTACGGGCCTCCTTCACGTCTGCCAGTACGTGGATCAATACTGGCAACCCTGGCTCCTTAGCTCAGTTGGTAGAGCGGCACGTTGAAGGCGTGCGCGTCGCTGGTTCAATTCCAGCAGGAGCCACCATCATTAAGCGCACTATCAAACATCTTCGGCCTGGCGAAGTGGCGTAAAAGCTGGTGGTAGTGCGCTTAATGATGGGTGATTGCGGCCATGCGGCGCATTGAAGTAAAGGTTCCGCCCGGATCCTGACCTGATATGTCCCGCTGGCCACCAGCATCTATCCGGGTGACGCTTCCCGACAGACGTCCGCGCCCACTGCGCAGTGTGGGGAATACTGATTATGGGTAGGTCGTATAAAGGCTATTACGGTTGGCTGTTAACCAACTTATCCGGGTTCGAATCCCGGCCTTCCCGCCAACACAACAGGTAAGCAGCCTGACGAATGAACCGCCTGGCGGGGCGCTCGTGTTGTGAAACAGGCTGCTTTCCGTTGTGAAGATTTCCGCCTCTCCTACGGGGATCTGCTGGTGGCGTAGCATAACTAGTAATGCAGGACGTCATAAACCCGCATATCGGTGCAAATCCGATCGCCACCACACAACACACAACGGTGAGAGCCCTGCATTGGTCATGACAGATGAGCCATTGGCAGCAATAGCAAAGAAGCTGCGCCTGGTTAGCCAGTGCTCTCAACCGTTGTGGTGATTAAAGCCCGGCAACCTTTCACGTTGCGCAGGGGAAACAGTCAGAGCGCGGACTGGAGGGAAACGGCGTTACTGCGGCATGAAAGGGTCGCCACTACAACACTAACCCGCAGGCTGGTTCAGTCTTCATAGACCATCAGTGCCTGCGCCGGATGGGGTAACCGGCACACAATGGTGAGAGGGCTGAACAACAGGCGAGAACCGGCTAACCCGTAATGCCATCCGGTCGGGCAGCTCTCTCAACCATTGTGGTGAATGCGCAGGCTGAAGCGCCATGTATGGGTGGTTCGACAATCGGCATTGCCATCCAGAGGCGACCTTTGCCGGATAGGTTGACGCCCCTGCGAGTATCTGGAAACGAACGCCGGAGACCAGCACCGGCCACCACAAACCAATTTGCACGGCCGGAGAGCTGGCCAGCGTGAAAGCGACTGCCGGGAATAAGCGCCGGCGTGCAAACATTCTGGCCCTTTAGCTCAGCGGTTAGAGCAGGCGGCTCATAACCGCTTTGTCGCCGGTTCAAACCCGGCAAGGGCCACCAGCTTTTGCAGCCAGGCTGACAACGTACTGTCGTAAACACTGCATTCCTCAATGAGTTGGCTAACTTGAGGCGGGGGCACTCCCTGTAATGTAGGTCCGACCTGCGGACGAGACGAGTGATAGCCGTCCATCTGGTAAGTGGCTTAGTGCCTGCAACTGGATGGAATGGCAAGGGTGACGGGCGGAGAGAGTGCCGCACACAACGGAAAGAGCATTGATGAGTTGACGCCAGACCCAACGCTTAACGGCGTCAGGGATAGGATACAAATGAACAATGCTCTTCCCGTTGTGGTGACACAACAGATAGTTTTCATCAGGCAATGCGGCTGTTTTTATCATCTAAAGATAAATGCAAACGATGATCTGATGTTGGCAGCGGCCTAAGAAACCAAACGCCACGGGGTATTCCAGTTCCCCGCCACCGAATCTGGCGCACTGGCCCGGTGTGATTCCGAATGGGCACTTACTCAAACGTACCCTCGGCGGGTTCGATTCCCGACTAGGCCCGGACGGCGACGGGGAGGGTCCATTTGAGTGGGTAACAACGGGCATATCGCCTTAGTAAATCCCGCATCGGTGCTGGGTTAATCGCCAGCCGTCCGCTCCACGAAACGGAGCACACAACAGGCAAGAGCATTAACACCTGGCCGATGCATTCAATCAGAACGAGTGCATATTGGTTTAGTGCTCTTGCCGTTGTGGCGATTGCGCCTGCTGAGGCGACCCCGGAACGCGGCCGATCCCGAGGGGTGGAAGTGGCGAATATCGGGAAAAGAAGGCACTGCATTCCCTGCCGGAGATCAGCCCCGGCCGTCACAACTCAGGCCCGTAATTGTTATGCCAGTGATCCCTGCTGGTGGCCGTAAGTGGGGCATATGGCACATGTGGGCGCGGAGTCAGGCCGATAAACCTTTTTCGGCTATATGGTTATCCGATTAAAGCAGAATGTGTAAGCCAGGGCTTTTCTGTTCTGCCTATTGAGCGCTTAGACAGCGCGGCGATTCGTCTTGACGGCTGGAAGAGACAGCAAACAACAGTTAAGCGCACTGCGCCAGGAAAGGCAGCGCGCTTAACTATTCTTTTTGGCGTTGTAAAAACCCAGGATGATTTGCGCCAGCTCATCTTCATCTTCAGGCGTGTAGAGGTATGACACAGGAACGTTGAGAACCCGGGCAATTTTTCGCGCTGTGTCAAACGAAGGGCTATTGGTTCCGCTCTCGTAATAGGAAATGCGGGAGCGGGCAGTAGATTCATCGATCCCCACCAGCACCCCTAATTTTTCCTGAGTTAAATTGGCCCTGTGACGAGCCTCTCTGAGTCGGGCTGGAACCATGATAATGCGCCTAAATTAATTTGCCGCATGTTTACCACGACTTCCCAAAAATTGTGTTGAGAATCCATCAACCCTTGATGTTGAGAAAAAATCAACCTTTTCAAAAACATCAAAATTACTTAGACTCAGAGCCATCTTTTACTGTATAAAAACACAGGTTTTAACTGCAATTTTTCTGTAAAATTCTTTGCAGTTTCTTACACGCACTCTTATGATGGGCTCGGTTCCAAAATAAGACGAATCTGATGTTTTGTACGCTTTCTGAAAGGAATGAACCGAATGATCGGGGAAGTAAGTTTTCAACAATCTGCCTTTAACCACAGCCACAAAGCCAATGGCGTGCATCACTTCAATGGAACAGTAATGGTCACCTCTTTCCCCACAGCTGACGATGTCATTTCTTATTCTAAAAAATTATTTATTGACTTGAATCATCCTGCTGCTGCCACTGCCATTACAAAGCATTACCTTATCTTAACAGGCCGCTATAATGCGCCTCGCAAAGAAAAAGCAGCCATAGAGACGGCCATGCGCTCAGTTATTAGCCTGCTGGTTACGAATCCTCCGAAACCGCTCTAAAAAAAACAATTTTTTAGAGATCTTATTCTGACAACGATCTACTATTGCCCGACAACAGATACTAATTTTGGAGCATATAGTGGTCGATTACATCAAGGGTGAAACGCTTTATCGCGAATTCATTGAATTCCGTTATGGCTTCATTAGCCGTGCTATCGCGCGCGCGAGCCATACTGATGTTACCAGCGACGGTCGCCAGGTGCGGCCGGTTGTTGTTTTACCCTTCCGCGAAGTTGAAAAGATTCAGGTTGAGATCGACCGGTGGTCTGCGCTGGTGGCTGAACTTGAGCAATACCCGGATCTGGGCATCCCTAAAACTCTGCTCTACCCCATCCCGGCTATCATTCGCGGAGTGCGCAAGGCTACGGCTTACAATACAGAAGCTATTAACAGCCGGAACGTTACCGCTGGCCACCTTGTTCATCTCATTGATAAAGACATCCGCGGACAGAAAAAAGGGCCAGTGACTCCTGCGGCAGAGGCCTACATTGCCAGCCTTGAGAAGGCACGCAAACAGCTCGCTTCTTACCCGGACGATGAGCCTATGCGCATGCGTATTCACGGCTACCGCGAAACGTTGCTGAACCTCAATTACATATCCACCAGCCCCAACTATAAAAATGGCCGGAAACAGTCCTATCACGTCCCGGCATGCGGCGTATTCATCTGCGATGAGACCTTGCGTGATGGCCTGACAATTGGCCCCAGCACTGAAAAGCAGCCATACAGCGTTTACGATGCTGTCGAGCCGATCACCTGCAGCCGCTGGCCAACAGCGAAAATTTACCGCACCGCTGATATTGAAGAGGTCAAAGCCTCCCGCACAGACGGCGCGGATGCAGAAACGCCTAAATCACTGACAGAATCCCCGCGCGCTCATAAGGCGTCCCGCAAAATTAAAACCGCTCTGCCAGTAAGCGGGCAGTAAGCCCGCTTATTCATTCAGCCATGCCAGCGCCTCGTCATATTTACTCTCATCATCTGTAGTCAGCACTTCAGAACGTGCAACGTAGTTTGCTAGCATAGAAAAGCAGTACGTATCCCACCGGTCCGGCGATTTCAGGTTGAGTTTCTTCTTCATGTCCTCTTTGGTCATGACCTTCCACTGACCCGCCGGATTAATGCCTGCCGGCATCTTCGAAGCCTGGTCAATCGTGTCGCCGCCTTTATCAATGCGCATGCGCCCTTCTCTGACGGCATTTGCCGCCATGACGTTGGCGTAGGCGCGCTGATCGAAGAAGCGGCTCTTGTCTTCTCGGCTGAACATTTTCTTACCCCAGCGAATGCGCTGGACCGTGATGCCGTGCTTTTCATAAAGCAGGTTTGCCGTGTCGGCGCCGAGGCCGTCGCCGTCGATCGCGATGCTGATATTCGGGTAACGGTCCGGGCTGCATTCGGCAAAGATATAATCCGCCAGGCGGGTGGGTGTGACGTCCGAATACTCCAGAAGCTTATGGGCGATTACGCGGCGCTTCTCACGCTCTCCGGACACCATCATGATATTGATAATGGATTTATCCCGCCCTGTACCGCCAGAGACGTCTACGCACGCGATCCACCCCCAGCCCTTCGCTATCTTCACCTTCCGGCGAGATGCCCGTTCAACCTCATCACGGCCCAGCAGGAAGCCATCCTGTGATTTAGGGAACAGGCCGCGGACCTTGATAAGGTATTCGGGCCGATCGCGGCCGCCGTACTCCGCCAGCTTCATTTTGATAAAGTCCGGGTCCACCAGTGGCGACTCTTCGGAGTTCAGAGTAATGCTGGTGTAAATGCCGTCCGGGTTTTGCGGCGTCCTGGCGAGCTTATGGTGCGTATCGTAAAAGTAGCCACTCGGGCGGGTGGGCTGTGACAGCAACAGGATCCGGTTATCTGCGCCCGTAAGCGCGCCGGTCATGATGCCGAAAGCCTTATCTGATACGCCCGATGCCTCATCGATAATATACAGCAGGTGATCGGCGTGCTCGCCCGCCAGCGCTTCTTCGTTGCCCAGACGGAAGCCTTTCGGGATCACCGTCCAGACGCCTTTGCGCGTTATTTCATAAAAAGACGTTTCGGTGAGGACGAAGTATTCATTGAGCCAGGGGAACCGGCTGACGGCTGTTGACCAGTTTATTTTGATGTACTTGAAAATACCGGTCATCACCTGCTGGATTTTGTTGGCCACAATGATGACGCGGGCGTCCGGGTACAGGATGATGTAGAGCATGATCATGATACTGGTCATGTCTGATTTGCCGGTGCCGTGCCCGGACGCCACAGTGGTTTTGCTCTTCGTCTCCTGGACCGACTCAATAATCAGATCCTGCTGCCATGTGGGCGTCTTGCCGAAGAGTACATCCGCGGCGCTTATCCAGTCATAGCGAAAGCGGGTGACCAGCTCGCGCCAGCGCGGGTCTGTAACGATGCTCTTGGCCATCAGTCATCGTCCCCATACAGCTCGCGCGTTACGTCCTCATCTTCCTCTTCATCTTCATCAAGCTCCTGCGCCAGCCAGGCTTCGTTGGCCTCACCGTTTATGTCCACGTCCCCATGGCCACCACGATCGACGATGTCGTCGATGTCATCCCGGCGCTGCTCTAACCACAGCGTTGTATCCACGCGGCGGGCCTGCGCCCGCTCCCTGGCTGCGCGGTCCAGATCCTCAAGGGACGGTGCGCCGGCGGCCGTTTGCTGCTCCTCGTCGCTGGATTCGCTTTCTCGCGGAAACTTCAGCTCATTGCGCACCAGCTCCATCAGGAAGGGTGGAACCTTTCCGCCGTTTTCCTCGATGTATGCTGCCGTATCCTGATCGCTCCAGCCGTGCTCGCGGCGTTTTTGATAAGCGAGCTTCACAACGCCGGCATTGCCCATCATGAAGGCGTGCTTTTCCTGCTCCCTGACCTCTTTACGGTAAGTGTTGCGGATGCCGTAGACGGTATTCACCAGGTTCACTATTTGCGCGGTGCAGTTGGCCAGCATATTCGCCATGCGGTGCTGTACCGGCGTGTCGTCACCCTCTCGTTTCAAATCGTCGATGAGCTCCAGGCACGAGTCGCGCGCGGTCTCCAGCATGAGAAGATGGCAAAGCGTCTTCTCTATCAGCGTGATCTCCATGTGGTCGGCGCCAGTGCGTTTAAGCATGGCGCGCGCCTCCCGGGTTATTTCATCGTTATCAATGCGGAAGTCGGCCGCCTGAAACTCAAAATCCTTTCCCCGGTCTGCCCGATCGCGCGCCAGCCGCTCTTTCATGGAGCGCTTGGCTCGGGTGATCACCTCATGGTCTTGATCATTGCCTTCCCTTACCTCCTCCACAGTGATCAGGGGGCCGTGTGTCGCCGCGCCGGTGGCGTCGCCGCCATCACGCTGATTATTAAGGAAATTGGCATGATCATGATCACGTCCGGCTTGATCGCTCTTTTGATCATTACGGATGAGGGCTTTTATTTTTTTTGCGTGGCCTCGCACGGCTTTGTTCTTCACCACGCCATTACGCGCGGGGCTGGCATCCTTCTGAGACCGAAGATAGCGACGGGCTGTGTTGGGGTTTAGGCCGTATTCCTCAGCATATTGAGCAATGGTATAGCCGCCTTCACGAGACAGCTTTTCATAGTTCTTAATGTGGTCTTCCCAGGTCATAGCTCTTGCAATCCTTTGCTTTAGTGCAGTGACGCTACCACATGTAATTTGTGAGTTTTCCTCTCTAAAAAATTGAAATTTACGCGCTATTTCATTGCTGGTATGATGTTATTTCGTAGAGCATTTACGATCATAACAATCAATCATGAGGTCCAAGAATGTCCAAAAAGCCACTGCTCGTTGCTGTTGATGGCGGTTCCGGTAACATTGCGCTGCGTTATTTTGATGATAAAGGTCAGCTGCATACCCACATCCAGCCATCCCTGGTCCGTCGTGGCCAGATGAATACCGGCAATGCGATGTCCTCTTCCACATGGAGCGTTAAAGACGGCTCAGTTTATTCAGTGGTGACTACGGGCAGAAAAGCCGAGCTGATCAATACCTGCGATCCGCTTTACCAGACTTCTGACGCGCACCGTGTACTCGTCATCGACGCGCTTTGTAAGGCAGGCCTCGCCGGCCGCGACGTGATTCTGGCTGACACCCTGCCGGCCTCTCAGTATTACGCAGACAACGGCATCAACACCGCGCTGATCGCCCGCAAACAGGCCTCACTTAAAGAGCCTGTCATTAACTCCTCTGGCACCGTTAAAGCGCCGCGCGTGCTCGATGTGCTGGTTTATCCGGAATCAGTGCCCGTCTACATTTCCTGTAAGTTCAGCGACTATGAAGGCACCGAAAACCCGGATTTTGAGGGAATGGAAAACGTCATCATCATCGACATTGGCCGCTTTACCTGCGATATCACGCGGCTCGATAAAGACAACGACATTGTGGATCGCACCACCAGCGAGAACGGCATTCATCGCATGGTTGAGCGCCTGCACGAGCTACTGCAGGAAGAAGAGACTAAACTCGGCCTGAGTGAGGTTGTTGAGTTCAGCTCAGTCACGCTCGACAGCATCATCAAAAACGGCTTCGTCGGCAGCGCCGCGCCTCGCCTGGCTGATAAGCGCATTTACGTTGAAAAGCTCATCCAGCAGGCCGCCAATGAGCTGGCGGTCGATATCCGCAACGATCTGCGCGATGTGATTTACAGCACCAAAGAGATTGACGCTCTTATCATCGGTGGCGGCGGCGCCAACTGGCTGGGCGGCAAGCTGCCACACATTCCTAACCTGTTCGAAGACTGGGCCGACTTTGTTTACATCCCGGATAACCCGGAAGAAGCGGTATCTCGTGGTGTTCACCTGCTTATGCTTGATGAGCCCTCAGTTAATCCAGAGGAGTAAGCATGCAACAACGAAAGACCATCACGTTGAATCTGGCGGGGCTGCTTGAGCAGTCCCCAGCAGCACAACGATTTTACGAAGACTATACGCAGAATGCCGGACATGCAGTTAAGCGCAACCTTGTGGATCGCATCTTCCGGGCCGGCGCTGTACTCGATGCGTGCGGGCTGTCAGCCATCGTTAATCTGCTGGACAATGATGTGTTTCAGGCGGCTTCTACAGCTGAGCGACAGGCGATGTTTTTTAAGGCGGCTGAGCTGGCGGGCGTTATCCCTGCAGCGGCGCCAGTGAAGCAGCGCAAACAGAGTCAGCGGGCAGAAGTTGTTGCAGAAAGCGAGTCGGTAAAGCCAGAAGTTGCGCCTGAAGAAGTTAAGCCTGAAGTGAAGGAGCCACCAGCCAGCGCTGATAAGCCGGCTACGCCTCGGCGCACTGGCGCAGGTAAGATGTTTTCAAGTTTTCAGCCCCCTAAAGGCTCTGGCGACGCCTGAGCACTTCATCCATAAGGTGGCGGCCGGATACACAGGGCTGATGCTCGCGCTGCTCCTTATCATCAACACTCATTCGTAACTCTTTAAGAAGGCGCTCACTGTAGCGCCTTGGTCCTCTGCTGCGTCGGTAGAATTCCGGATCCAGTGATTCAATGCGGAAGCGGCGCGGGCGGCTCGCGTCGAATACCTGAACTGACGAATACTTTGAGGCGGCGATAGAGCGCAGGCGCAAATAGACTTCGCGGCTGTCTACTTCAAGGGTGGGGTGCAGTCTGGTGAGAATAACGGAGAGTTCGCGGGCGGAGAGCGTCTCGCGCGATGAAATCATGTACTCCGCTATTTCAAACGAAGTGATTTTGTTGTGATGCACGCGCGGAGCGGCCAGTCCAGCTTTCATAAGAGGCATCCATGCCGTTTAAGTCAGCGTCCTGCTGACTGTATTGCGTAAGGTGGCTTCCTTGCCGGTTAGGGTGGCGTCCTGCCTCCCTGTCATCGAGGTGACAGCTGCATAATATATCGCCCTCTAAAAATAGCAATAGATTAGAGCTATTTTATTCGCAGCTGATGGCGCCAACATTCATCGCATAGTTGAAATGCTTCATCCAGTGGGACAGCAGCGAACCATATAACGACACCCATCCATTCGGATCCCTTTTATGCTGCTTATGGCAATAGTCGCACATAGGGATGACAAAAACGTCGTGACGGTCCAGCAGCCGATGCTCTGCCTGGTAAGCATGCTCAGCCTTCCGGTTACAGCCGCAACATGGCCGCGTCAGCGTGAAGTCAATAAATGCCTGGCTACGGAATAACTGCACCTTCGGGTTGCGCATGTATGCCGCGCCCGGATCGGGATCCATTCTCATATGGGCAACCTTGCCCGCCATATGGGTGACTACCTGTGTGGCTGTTTCGCTCGGCTCAATGTCGCTTTCATACAGTGTGCCGGTTTCTATTTCATCCCTTGGCCGTGCCAGACTGATGCGGCACAGTTCCTCAGTGAGCGCGTGATGTACGCCGCGCATAGTGGCCCACCAGCACAGCTCCGGAATGCTGACGTCTCGCCCTTCCGGTATCAGCAACTCTCTTACGACGCGCTCCAGAATGAACAGCGCCTTGTTTTCCTGCAAAAGCGCCTCAATCTCGCCGTGCCCCTTCTCCCTGTAATGATTGTCGTGGTGCCAGCACATGCGCGCCATACTGTCACCAAACGGTGATACAGAGCTACCCGGCGAATGAAAGGAGTCATCAGGTGACTGGCACCGGTCTCCACCGCGTTTAAGCCACCCGCGAAACCCGCCTTTGCCGCCCGCAGCTTCCAGTACCTGTTCATCATTAAAAAAAGGCGCCAGTTCTTTAACGGCTGCAAGAGGCTGACTGGCCACCAGCAGGCCGTCAGGCAGCTTGTCCTGCATTTCCCGCTGTACGGGTTCGATAATGAAGCGTTTACCACGCTGCAGGAGCAAAAGCGTGTCTGGATCGGCCTTGAAGACAGCTATGCCAGCCTGCATTTGGGCAAAAGGGGTAATAATCGCCTTCATTATAAATTCCAATTTATTAGAGCTAATATATCTACAATAATACTCGAAATTTTCTGCAATAACAGGTCTGACGATGATTTGTAGCGACGCTTTTTACACGTTGTGGCTGGTGTGGATAGCGGGGATCAGCGCTCTGACCATAAAACCTGATTTAGCCATGCCCGCCGCTGCTTCCTTATCCACATCAACCCATTTCCCGGTTTCGTCTCTGTACTGATGGATTACCTCAGCGAGCAAAACTGAAAGCGCGAGCTCACAGGCTATGTGATCAAACTGGTCCTGCTTCGTTCTCCCCAGTTCCGCCTGATCACGCCTGCCCCTTATACCCTCAATGAGTTTATGCAGATACATTTATGGCCTCCCGCGCAGTGTTTGCTTAATGTCTCTGCCCGCCATTTTGCGAAAGCTCCTGATGGCCCGGCGCAACGCAACTCTTGCGATCGCTGCTAATCCACCAGTTGTCTTCCTGCGCAGCGCTGGCGCATTCTTTCCAGTCCTCGCCTGTATACTCCGCCCGCGATCTGGCCCCCATGGCAAGTGGTGTGCATGTTGCACAGTCGCACACGAGCATCAACACGTAATCTGCCGCTACCATTTGATCTCCTGATTTTTAGAAAGGCTGGCAGCCATGGCCACCAGCAAAGATTTACTGCTTGCGAACGTCTAGGCCAACGCCGCGGGCATTAGTTGAACATGCCGTGCATATTAACAGACCGTGCTCATGCTGTGTGCCGCAGGGGTATTTCTGGCCCTGATAGGCGATCGTGGCGCCGCAGCTGATCAGGTAAGGATTGTAAGCGCGCTTGGTTTCCGGGCGCTTCGGCGCTGCGCTGGCCGGCTTTTTGCCGTTAACTCTGCTCATTTATCAGCTCTTCAGGGAAATTGACTGTGTCGCCCAGCTGGCGGCGTACCACAGCGCGGCAAATTGCAATAAGCACTGTTTCGCCGATACTCCAAACAAAATCCGTCTGGGCGAACCAGGGCTGCTCTGGCGTGGAAAACTCATCAAAACTTTTATCCACCATCATGCTGAAGCGATCGATAAGCGGCGCGCCCTGGCTGTAATTGCGCGAGGGGTGGAATGGCTCACGGCTACCCCATGGCTCACCATCAATAAGCACCGGCTGATACCAGCGCCGCCAATGGCCATCATTATCACGCTGGTCTGGTTTTGGAAGTCCAATAGCGTCGGCGACGGCCCAGTCGAGGGCCGCTCCGGTTAAATCTTCTGTCTTAATCGTTACTGTCGGCATTTCATCTGCTCATTTACTGCATTTTCGCTCATCGTAGCACGCAGCACAGCCTGAACGACTCGCACACCATTATCGCCGGTTGAATCCTCAACCAGCTCGCGTAACGCGGCATCTACCTCTGGAAGGTCAGAGATAGCCTGGCAGGCAGCCCAACTATCCGGGAACTCCGGATGGTTGGATTTTGGGGCCATTTCCTGCGCCAGCGCTTTGTATTGCTCTGCAGTGAGATCAATAGAGCTGTGCTCTACCTGACGCGTTTGCGTTTCGTAACTCGTCACCTCGGCGCGGTATTGCTGGCTGGTAACTGAAAATTCCCCGGTTGGCTTAAGATGCAATTCTGCCGGCACGCCAGCGACGCGATCCAGGCGTTCTATTTCAGCCAAAATTAAAGCGCCGGCTTTTACCAAATCACGACGTGCCGTAGTGGGCTTCCACCATTCCTCTGCCCAAGGCCATTCTTCTGGTGATGGGTGGAGGTCACTTAACATGGCATAGCAGCCTGCCGCTTTAGCCAATTCACCGTTTACATACTGGTCGTCATATTCTGGTGCCCAGCCTTCCACACTTACCTGGCGCTGGCGCTCCGCGATCACATCATTCAGTGCTTTGCTCATTCAGTCACCTTTACTGCAATACCATGTCTGGCCAGCGCGCCCACCCACTGCGAATCACGAATTTCCAGCAGCTGGCCGTATGTTGATTGCGGGAAGTTGGCCTGGGTCTCGTTTTTGATTGGCGCAGTAATGACAGGCATCTCCTGCTGATCCACCAGCAGCGGATTTGTGGCGGCCAGCATCTGGCTCGCGGCGCCGCGGCGCTGCAGCCGGCGCAGCACCTCGTAAAGCTCAAACGCGTCTGTGCGTTCGTCCCCAATCTCCAGCGTGCAGGCATGCTGGTGCGCATTGCGAACCAGCTCATCAAGCTGGTCACGGATACTCTGCTTATCGGTCATCATTCAAACTTCCATTTAGCTTCGATAATTTCTGAGTTGTCGCCGCGGCATGGGTTATCCAGCTTCATGCCGCCGCAGTGGCCATATTCAACGTCTACAAAGTCGCTGATGTCTTTGTCGGCCGCATGATCAGGGACTTCAAGCTCTACAGTCACGATGATGGTTTTCACGGCTTTTCCTCTCTTGATTCGCTGGCAAAAACAGCTTCAACACATTCGATAAAGGCATTGGCATCCAGGTGCAACAGCCCTTCAGTAGGCTGAAATTCAGGGCTGCGCTCCCAACGCTTAGTGGAATGGTTGAGCACCAAGGAGACATTGAGCTGGCGATACCGCCTCAAATCACGCGTTGCCGTAGGCTCTGTGACCCCAAATAAGGTGGTGATGTCGGCGCGGTTGATAGAGCCATGAGTGATCAGCTTCGCCTCAATGAAGCGCAGCCGTACCTGAGTGAAATCGCCGTTTCTCACTGGCCATGCTCCACCAGCACCCAGCCTTTTGTCGTGCTTTGGATTTTCCCGGCTTTGCGCAGCGCCTGCAGGCGGCGATCCAACACCCGGAATGGCTCTTTCCCAATCCCCATTGCAGCCAGTCGGCCGCACTCTGCGGCGACTTGGCCTACGAAGATCGCACCGAAACGCTTCGGTTTATGCGTAATGGCACCCTGTATTAACGCATCCAGCTGTTCGTATTTATTTGGCATTTTCCATCTCCGGGGCGGCTGCGAATGCGGCCAGTATGTAATCTCGGGGCACCGTTTCGTTTTTGCCGCCATTCATGGCTTCGCGGCGCTCTTTGAGCACTACTTCAACTACAGCGTCAATCATGGCAGCGGTAGGCTCAGCCGGAACGAGCTTCCAGCCCGGCGGAGCAACGTGGTGCACGATTACTGTTTTATCTTGACCACCAGCCGGGTCAAAGCCGATTTGCATCGCTGGCGCGGTGGCGTTCAGGCGCTTAACTTCCTCTTCATACCAGGCGCATCCGAGACCGAAGGCGTGGCGGAATTTCATGTCACGCTCTGACAGGTCTGCTGGCTCATTAGGCAGCCTTAGCGCGGCAACAGGCGGGAAGGTGTAGACAGCAAAGTGACTTGCGGAACACGAATACATTTCATTGCCGTCTTCGCCACCAGTGCATACTGCTTGCTTATACTCATGCCAGGCGTGCTTATGGATATAGCCCAAAGGCTTCGACTCCAGCGCCGCCAGATATGCGTCGGTAACTCGAATCAGGAATTCAGCGTCAAAGCCCGATGCGTGCCCCCAGAAGCCCAGGTGATTGAGTAGTTCTTTGGCCTGTTCAATTTCGGCAGCACGCTGTTCTGCTGTTAATGCCTGCATCATTCCCCCTCCACGCGCTTAAATTCGATCACCCAGACCCACGGGTTAGCCTGCCAGCTGTCAGCGCCGTAGATGCTCCACCATGTTTGCCCGAACCATGAACGGGAGAAGTCCGGGAAACCGTAATGACGAGATACCGCGTCAATTGACGGATGGCTAGGCGGCCCGCCTTCTGCAATAGCATCGGCACGGCTGATATCCTGCAACCGCTCCACACGAACGCCAGTAATCTCCAGCGTTATGCGGGAATACTTGCGGCGCATATGAAGAGAAGGGGTCCATTTCATCGGGTGCGGCTTGCCGTTGCAGTCAAACAAACGCACTGCGTCAGGCTTAGATGCGCGATAAACAAGCTGTTTATGAGGTGCTCCGCCAACAGAGCGGATTTCAAATCCGAACGTCTCACGCACCCACAGGCGATCGCCTACTGCACCGAACGGGCAGGCGAAAAGCGCTGAGCGTGTATGGGTGCCAGTCGCGTTTGATTCTGCCCAGTGGTATTTGCCGATATCAGCGCGCTTTGTCGAATCAGTGATGCGCAGTAAGCCAAAGTTGGGCGAGTCCGGCTGCGCCGTCATAATCCGGCGCGTCTGCGTCTTGCTGCCGTTCAGTACGGCGCGCACCATGTCGCCGTTTAAGAGGATTGGGCGCTCACGCATCTTCTTCATCCTCCTCGACATGCTCTACTTCCGTGCCATCGTAGGCCGCCTTGACGCTATTGGCCGCTGCGATAATGGCGTTGAACTGCTCAGGATTTACCGTCACGCTGGGGAACTGGCGCGAAACTTCAAAGCTGATCGCAGCAACGAGTTTCATCTGGTCGATGCAGATAGTGGTTTTCATCACTTACCGTCCTTACCGGCGCGCAGCTGGGCTGCAAAACTCTTCGCGTGTGATTTAGCGTTGCTGTTATAAAGCGCGATGTATTTAGCAAACATCTCCACACCCTCAGCCCGCACAGAGTTGAGGTAGGCGTCAGTGGCTGGCGCTTCAGGCGCGCTCATCATGTAATTAACCGAACCGAGGAAGCCGTTATCTTCAGAAGGCTGCTGCACATCGTGCTGGCGCGCATAAGACATAACGATACCGAAACAAACCTGATCAACCTCGTCGCACCAGCCATCGGCTGCGTCCTCCCGGTAGTCATCAATCATTTCATTGGCCGCTTTAATAGCTGCATCCTGGCTGTCGAAGCGTTCAAACCCACAATCAGGCCCATACATGAAATATTCCGCGCCATGTTTTAGCGCCGCACTCTCTGCCGCCAGCGCATCCAGCAGTTCCAAATCTTGGGCATGACCAGCCACCGCTGCACCGCGCATCTTCTTATACATCGCCGACAGCCGCTTTTCTGACTCCAAAGCCTCCTGTGCCTCGCCTAACTGACGCGCCAGACGTTCCGATAGCTGCAACCCAACCTGAGCATCACCTTCAGCCTGTTCAAGCTTTTGCTGGAGGGCGGCTATTTGCATATCGCGCCAGCCCAGCTCGGCAGCAATATCAGATTTGCTGTCCAGCCCTTCGCGCGTCATTGCCGAAATATGGCGGCAGTAATGGTTTCCTGCCTCATCCATGCCCATCAGGTCGCGCTCTGCGTATTGCTTTTCTTCACTCACCTGCTTTCTCCTGTGCGCGATATGGCGCGCGGTAGGCTTCCCATGCGTCAACGTCATTAAGGCCAACGCGCACGTTCTGATTTCCGGCCTGCCAGACAGCGCTGCTGGTACAGCCGGGGAAGTCGAAAAAAACCATCGTTACTTTTCGCATGTCGGTAACGGCGCGGATGTTTGTAATGTCGGGGAAGGTTTCCAGAGCGAGCGCGGCGGCTTCACTCTCCGCAACGCTTTTACGGTCGCATTCAGCCCGCCAGTCGCGATCCCGGTCGATGTAATGCGCCTGGCAATGCATGTCGCAATAGACGTCGTCCTCATCCCAAACGCGGCCGTCAGTGTTCGCATTCACCTGGTTTTCACAGTAAGAGCAGTATTGCCACCAGCCATGCTTTTCAACGAGCGCCTGGCGCGGCACGCGGCCGGCTTCAGCATACGAATCGAACTCCGGCGCCAGGCGGCAGGAAACCACCTCAGCGGATGAGCACTCAAGACGTTCTGCACCGTCGCGGCGGGCAATTACGTTTGAAATGGCGAATACGACGCAGCCGCCATCATTGCCCTGCACGCTGTAAGCCCTGATGAGTTTTCCCGGGTTTCTCATGCTGCGAGCCTCGCCTGCTGAACCGGCCGCAGCAGACTATCAAACTCAACCAGGCGAGCGCTGTGTCCGTAGATTTTGTTGCTCCGGACATAGCGCCAAGCTTTGGTGTTGGCGACAAATTCCCGCGTGAGGAGGTGCTGATCAAGAAGGTTGCGCAGAGAGTGGCGGGAATAGTCTTCCGGGATCCCCATGACCTGAGCGATCTCAACGGCAGTGGCCCCGCCCCGCTCCGTAATGAACTGCAGGATGCGAGCTTTTACATCTTTGCGGCGCTCAGCCCGCACGCCTTTATAGAGGCATTTTTTTCCGTCGCGGCTGACGCAGCGCTCAGCGAGCTGACGGTCAAGCAGTGTCCGGATGGCGCGGTTTACTTGTGGATAGGTGAGCCCGGTCCCGCTAACGATGTCTTTCGTTGAGGACCGCGGCGAGGCATTGATAAAGTTGTGAACGGTTTGTTGAATGTTCATGGCTGAACCTCTGATTGATTGATTGTCACCACCCTATAAAAGCAGAAGGGCGAGACGCATTTTCACGCCTCGCCCTTAAAAAATCAATATTTTTTAGAGCAATTATTTTTGATGAATCAGCGGATTTTCATACTCACGAACCAGCATGGTGACAACACCTGCAGCCCTGAAAGCCCTTGCGACTTCAACTTTATCTTCCAGCGCAAACGCGATACGGGATTTACCGATTTTTTCGAGCAAATCCACCTTAACCGGCGCGTCTGGACGATGATCGTCTTCGCCACGCATAAGCATCAGGAGCGGCTTCACCTTGATGTGCTCTGTTACCCAGGCGATGGTCTGTTTCAGGCAGATTTCACAGCGTCCGGTCACATAGGCGATGTCATAAATCTCGCTCAGCTGCTCCACCAGCGCGATGATCTCGCGAATGGGCTCATCCGAGTAGCAGGCAAGGTTAAACTCATCCCAGTCGCTGGTCAGGCTCCCTTTGCCGGGTGGTGGCAGCAGGTGAAGGCGGTTAACCGCCTCCGCCACTGTACCGTCAATATCGACAACGACAATTTTGCGTGTCGCGAGCGTGGCAGCAGTCATTATTCCGACGCGCTCTCCAGCTCTTCTTCTGCGGTTTCCGCCATGGTGTTGTTGACCAGGCCGCAGGTGAATTTGCTGAACAGGTTGCGAATGGTGTGCTTGTCTTCTTCGTCACCATACACTTTGTCGAAAACAATGCCGGTGGCGGCCAGGGCGCTGCCGGCGGTGCCGGTTGATTCGGTGCCGTCGGTCTGGGTCACGGTTGCCGTGTAGGCGCCGTTCTGGCCTTCCAGCTTAAACGCCTGACCGTCTTTTGACAGCCACCAGATCATTTCTTCCAGTTCAAGTCCTTTGTGGTTACGCATGGCAAGCCTCGTTTAGTTACGTTGAGTGATAATTTGATAGGATTTGCTCACCAGTTCCGCCTGATAAAGGGCGTCATTGAGAGCGTGATGTGCGCCTTTATTGGCGGGCACCAGCGCCTTTGGGTCAGTGCCTAAACTGCACGCCAGTGCAACGATGGTCCTGACGCAGCGATCGAGCCGGAAATGCACTGGCTGCCGGATCCCGGTCAGGCGATACGCCTCATCAAGGATGGCGTTATCAAAAGCCGGCCCGTTGCCCCACAGGCCGGTGCAGCTGTCGCCGATGAAGGCGGCAAAATCTTTAAGCGCGGTTTCGATGGAAACAGCATCAGGGCAATTAAGCACGGCCCGGGCGCTTTCCGTTTGCTCATTCCACCAGCGCATGGTATCGGCGTCTGTTTCCATGCCGAAGGCCAGGCAGCTGGCAATCCTGACGGTGCGATAAAACGTATCGGTAACGTGACCGGTTGCCATATCAAAGCGGACGGCGCCAATACTGACGATCGCCGCGCGCTTGTTCAGGCCTCCGGTTTCAATGTCTACGCTCACATTAGCGGACATAGAAGTTCCCCCCATGGCGCCGCTCCCATGCGTTAACTTCCGCATAGCAGAGGTCAAGCAGGCGCTGGGCGTCTTCCGGCTGCAGAGCATGGCTGTTCACCAGGCCACCTTTGCGGTGATGGACTACGTCAAACAGGGAAAAGAGTTCGCGCTCGCTGAGGTATTCAGCCAGGTCTTCACTGATTGGCAAGTTGAGATCGGCGATCATGGTTTCTTTCGCCCACTCTACGCGGCGCACCAGCTCCGGCCGGCGGGACTCGGTTTCCGCCAGGATCAGCTCGTGGAAGAATTCGACCCACCCGTCTGGCTGATAGTTCGTGAACATTTCCATAGGCTGGATATTGGGCATCAGCCACTCATTGATGCGGATATCCAGGGCGTAGCCCAGGTCGCAGCAAATCTGGAAAGCGAAATTGAGGCCCGAGACAATGTAGGGGCGATCGCTGTTGCTCTTTTTATCCGCCACGATGCCATAGGCAATGATGCGCGGCGTATACGTCAGTAAACCGTGCTCAGGATGCGGCACAGCCGAGACAAGCCTTTTGGACGAAATGCCAAACATCTCTTTCTGGAGAGTTTCGAAGCGAGTAAGCTCGCCCGCCAGCCGGGTTGCTTCCGCTTTCTGCTGTGCATAGCCAACGCGGGTGGTTGACAGCTCGCGCTCGGATTTTTTAAGTTTGGCCGACAGATCCTGCACTGACCGGCGCGCTTCGTTTCGCTCGTCCTGCGCGGTTTTGCAGCGCTTGTTCAGGCCATGCGGATCGAGCTTCATAATCTCTTTGAAAGATTTATTGAGCGTTTCAAGCTGCTCGTTACGCAGCTGGATCATGGCCGCGCTCTCCATCACTTTATTTTCCAGCGCTGAAGCCTGACCTTCCGCAGCTGCCGCCCGCTGCTCTGACGCATAGGTAGCGTTACTGATTGCTTCCTGCTGCTCCAGCACCTGCTTATTCAGCTGTGCCTGCAGGTCGTTAACTTCAGCCTGCTTGAAACCCAGGCGGAGGTTAGCCTTCTCCAGCTCGTCAGCTAATTCGTTATAGGCATCGACCTCAGCATTGCTGATATCAATGAGCTGTGCCGCCATTATGTCGAGTGATGACACGGCGTTATCAAAGAAGCGCGCAGTGAGATCATCACAGTTAACGCGGCGCTGCGCGCTCTGAATATTGAGCGTAGCGGCCGCGATGCCGGTTTTAATGGCATCGCCAAGGGACATCGGGGCAGAGAAATTTGATTGATTGCTTTCTGGCATGGCTGACATTCGTTAAATCCTCGTTTTTGCTTGCTCTTCCGTCATTTTCCCCATGTAGCTGTGGGCGAGGACAGTGCAGTCTGTATCCTGCCCTTCCCCCTGCGCGATGAGATACAGGCGAGCCATCGTCATCAGGCGATCGGGATAGCCAACAACGACACTCCGCGCGCCCGACGGCGTCAGCAGGCAGACATTATGAAAATGAAGTTTTCTCGAAAAAAGCTTTGCGAACATTCTCATTCCTTTTTTGCTCTAATCAAGATGTGGCGATAATACACCACACCTTAATAAAATCAATTTTATTAGAGTAATTTATACAGAGTCTGTTTCGTCGGATGGCATTTCAGGCGGCGTATAGTCCAGCGCGCCGGGGATCCAGGGCTCTTTAACAACGCGCGGGCGCGGATTGCCATGGAAAATGACCATCCGGCAGTCGGCCGGCAGCGTGCCATCCCCTTTTGAATAGCGTGCCGTGGCGAACGGGCTGGAGCCCACTTTCAGGATGTTCGCCTTATAGCTCTTGAACCAGTCGGGGAATATGTCGTTAAAGCATGGCGTATTGTCGCCCATGACTTTACGCAGAAAGCCCTGGTCCCCCCAGCATTCAGTCGTGACGCATTTCTTCATCCAGCCTTTCGGGTCTTTCCAGAACGCGGTCCAGATTTTTTCCTTGTCGCGCGCCGGGATCCACATCACGGAGGACATCAGGTATTGCGGGTGGTAGAAGTCACGCAGCATGGTGAAACTGGACGGCTGACTTTTCAGAATGGCCGTAATATCACCGGTAATGACCGTATCCAGATCCAGGTAAAATAAATCGTCTTCAATATCCGGGCGAAACAGTTCGATTTTGGCCCACCAGCCGCGATTTTTACTCCAGTCATTGATGAGCGGAACGCGCTTCACGCGAGGCACACGGATTTGACGAAAATCGGTGAAGCAAAGCACCTCATACCCGGCAGGCAGCTGATTTACCAGCCATTCAACATCAGAAACGTCATAATCACCGCCTGAGCGGAGCACTAATGCAATTTTCATCGTTACTTCCCTGTAACTGGATAAGCGTAAGGTTGCCGCAGAATACGGCACCGGTATCTATGTAAAGCTGGTTGCTGAATCTGGCCGGTCGGTTAACCGGAGAATGGCCAAATACAAATAAATCGGCACCGGTTATCGCGGTGGACTTCCCGTCCAGCGCATCGCCGATACGCTCGCGATTCCAGATAACCTGGTGGTTTGAAAGCTGCTGGCCAAAAGCATAATGGGCAGCTGGATAATCTGCGTGCGCTATCACAACGCGCCGGTCACGCGTCTGCAGCTCGATAACGTGCGGCAGGTGCTTAACCAGCTCCATTAACGCGCGCGTCAGGATCTCTTTGTCCAGATCCTGACGGAAATACCAGTCGCCGCCGTTCGCCATCCAGTTCGCGACATCACCCGCGCCCAGCCCGTCTATCGCCATTTGCTCATGATTGCCACGCACGGCCCGGAACCAGGGCATCTGCAACAGCTCAAGACATTCCGCATTGTCCGGGCCGCGGTCGATCAGGTCGCCTACCGAGATCAGCAGATCGCAGGAGGGTTTAAACCCCACTTCGTCAAGCCGGTTCATCAGCAGGCGGTGACAGCCGTGAAGATCACCCACCGCCCAGATATGGCGGTATTTGTTGCCATTAACTGCCTGATAAAGAGTCGGAGGGATCATGTGTTTTTCAGCCACTCTTTAAGCGTCATCTGAGGGATGCCGCCCATTTTGCCGCATGACACAACGTCAATCTGATCGCGGGCGGACTGGAAAAGTAACGGCAGATGGCACAGCTCATTTGGTCGCCCGCCACTGTACGCGCGCGGCTCCCGCGTGGCGTCCACGCCCACCAGCGCGACATGCTTAAAGCCGATATGGTGCGCCAGATTAAGTGCGCCCCAGGCGCTGTTGCCATTGGCGATCTCGTTTTTGTTTTCGCACAGGCCATATTTGGCGCTCCATCGCCAGACCCACCATTCAGGGGAACGCGCCGGCTCTGGCTCATCACCGCGCTCTGATACGCGGTTGAAATACCAGACGCCTTCTCGTTTATGGATTTCGGAGACGTCTTTTTCAGCGCAGCAATACTGGACTCCCCGGCGGCGGCGTCCGGCGGCCATGCGTCGCTTGTTGATAGCAGACTGGTCCAGGGTAAAAAAGAAAGACGCGCGGTCTATCCAGTCAATAGCTCCGTTCACGGCGATGATCGGCACGCCTTTTGGGGCTTTGAAGCCGTATGCGCTGGGTCCGCTGGCTACGATAATGCAGCGATCGCCTCTTCCAGAGTTATCAAAGGGAAACATTGCAGTTCTGTCCTCCTGCTTGCGTTTAAAATTGTCAGATCTTTGTGCTTTTCACGTTCCCGGCGGAAATGCACCTGCCACTTGCCGGGCGAGGCTTCCGTTGGGTCTTTCAGCTGTCCGCTGTGACTGCCGTGCCAGTGCGCGCCCTGCTTCAGGGAGCAGTCATACCCGACGAGAATGATGCGAAGCGCCCCGAGCTCAGCGGCGAGGCTGATGGCCATGGCGCCGCTGTTAAACCCTTCTCCGCGCTCGATGTAGCGGCGGTATTCAAGGTCATACTTTTGCGACGCGACTTTGTTTGCACAGAAAAGCCGGAAGCGGCCGCGCGGCACCTGACTGCTGTACTCTTTCCACCAGCCCAGATCGCCTGCATACAATGCGTAAGGCGCATTGAATAAGCGCCAGGTGTTATTTACCGCAATGACCCTGCAACCTGTGGCTTCGATAAGCGCACAATCTTCCGGCGTCAGTGACGGACCGCTGGCAACACAGAAAATCGTGTCATTCTGCTGGCGCATCGACGATCTCAGCTTCCTCAGCCTCCTCGGATTCCAGGCGGACTTCCATCAGCGCGACTTCGCTGTCTACGGCCTGATTGATCTCGCTTTCGCTTTTCAGCATGACTTTTTCAAGGATGGCTTCACGCGTCACGGCGTCTTTAGGGTGAGTCAGTGGCATTTAAACGTCCTGTTAAGTTGTCCATGGGCACAGAGGTTAAGTCAGGTGCTTTCATGCCTACTACTCTAATCAATAAATTAATTTTATTAGAGTGTTTTCCATCTGGAATCGTTTAAATGTTGGTCAATATGCTGGTTTTGTTGAAGGGACATATATTCATTGATGGCGCTGATAGCCTGATCGGCCCCGTAGCAAAGAACGCAGTAGTAGCCCTGCTGAGCCAGCCTGTTCAGCCAGGTTATCTGCTCCTCTGTTGGCCCTCTTCCCTCGGGCTCTTTCAGCTCAATGCGCATGCCGTGATAAGCGCCTCGGGGGATATCAAGCGACATATCCGGATAGCCTTTCTTCTGGCCCTCCGCTTTCATCTTGCCGCCTGCTGTCTCTCCTCGCCAGCCCCCGTTAGGCGTGGCATGTAAGCACGCGTAGACTTCAGGAGCCCGGCGCTCAAAGTAGTCAAAAATGTAGACCTGCTCGTAATGCTCTTTGTTGCCCTTAATCAGGTCGGGCTTTTTCACGAGCCTAGCGAGAGCCTGAGCGTGTGGAGAGATTACTGAAGGTGAAGGAATGGCCGCCGCGGCCTTTTTAGTCCGGCTTTTTCGCTCGCTGAAAAGCCGGAACTGATCCTCGGTGAAACGCAGCATTAAGCGGGGTCGTTCAGGACTGACGGGCGCATGCCGAACTTCCGGCGCTCTGCATCCATGCGCTTGCGATGATCCTGCACGCATTCCCTGTCGCAGTAGTTCTCTGCTTCAAGGGGTTCACCACAGTTATAACATTTTCCGGTAAAAGGAAGGTCTACAGAGCCCGCGCGACGGCGGATCTGGGTAATTGCCATTTCCTTCAGGTTTTCTTCCTGAACGGTCAGTAAATCCAGTTCATCAGCCATAATTGTCATCGTGCGCTACCCCGTCTCAGTTCACGCGCAGCATTCAGTTTCAGCATCGGGTTGTAGGTCTTTCCGTTATCTGCTGGTGCTGCGGGCTTGTTGGTGCGGCGGCGGCGGTTATGCTCGCGTCCAAAGTTAATATCGCGTTCAGCGATGTCCCATACGCGCATGGTATCCCTTGTTATTTGTCGGCTGGAGAAAACAGAAAACGCCCTGCTATGGGCGTTTTTATCAATTTGTTAGAGCTATATTAGATACCATGTTTTGCAAAATCGTAGATTTTGAGCAAAAGAAACAGAACGGTAAAGGTAACGCAGAAGGCTTTGGCAGTGAAGGCGGTTACTTCAGCCGCGCCCGGGCGCGCTGAGCGGGTCTGTGCCATGTGCGGGCGTGACGCAACGAAATCTGTTTTCATAGTCTGGTATCCTGATTGATTGTTTTAGAGCCGCTAATGCGTGCGGCCACAATCTGAATATAACAGACCAGAAAAAAATTTCAAATTTATTAGACCAAAAATCAGGTCTGGTTTAGCAGCTCCGCATTCTCTTTAATGATGCGCTCCCACTGCTCGTAAGAGCGCGAGCGTACACCCTGCGGGACTTCTTTGTTGTCCAGATCCACAACTATCCGCGTCTGGTCCCCCTTCTTTAACTTCAGGCAGCGCTGCGCACCTTCCCGAAAAACAGTAACCCCAAACGGATCAGCGATTTTCTGAAGGTGCGACAGCGTTCCGTGTTTCAGGTTGCTGTCGCTCATTACGTTCTCCTTACGGCCGGACTAAATCTTCAACTTCTTTATCCAGCGAATCGTATTCATATTCTTCATCATCTGCCGCTGGCGTGACGGGCAAAAGATGGTAGGCAGAGTAAATCTGGCCGTTATCGAACCGCTCCTGACTGTACAGCGTCGCGGCTATCAGGGTCAGTGCCGGACGGGGGAAATGGTAGATATGTCGCACGTCCCGGTCGATGAGGCGGCCGAAATTGCCATAACCCGCATTGAGAAGCAAACGCTTTATTTCAGGCCAGTAGGGGCCGTAGCTGCGGTACAGGCGCGGGCTTTTTAACAGCCGGTCCCTGAGCCCCTTGAGGAAGAAGTTTACATAATCTTCTTCGCTTTTTCCCTGTAGCGCGGTTTTTAACAAACCTTCCAGATAAATCGGATTCGGCTTGACGGTATCAGATAATGTCGCCATGTTTATTCGCCCGGCTTCCCGGGCGCTCCGTTATGCGTGTTTTTTCACGACCGCCAGGACATCCAGCGGGTTATGTTTGGTCTCGATAATCCACCAGTTGCCGGGAAAGTCAGCGTTCCTGGCTTTTGCGGGCAGCCACTTCGCGCCAAAGGCCGCTTTCAGCTCATCTTTAGCGAGGAACAGCGCGCCCTTAGTGCCTGATGCCTCCTGCAGCCCGAATACCTGGCCCGCGGCATATTTCGGCGCGTACATCATCTTGAGATCGGCTGTTGAAATACGGAAGTTAAGCCCCAGGGACTGCGCCTCCGCCACCGCGTCGCCCTGCGCGGTCGAGATGGCACTGGTTTCGTCAGCGACCGGCTGCGCTGCTGGCGCCGGGTCTGCCTCTGGCCCCGCCGTTTCGATACCCAGCGCTTCGTTGATGCGCGCTTTATCCGCTGCCTTTTGCTCTTCTGACCGGCCTGCTAACGCTTCTGACACGCCCACCAGCACGCTGACATAGCTGTTACGGCTGCTCAGCATTTCAGGCGTGACCGCTGTGATATCCACCAGGCCGGCCAGCACCAGGTCAGAAAACAGTGACACAAAATTCAGCGTGCTGACATTCTGTGTGCCGCCATAAAGCCCACTGACTTCCACGGTTTCACTGGTGGCATAGGTATCCATCATCTTTTTGCCATCATTAACGACGGCGCTGATCAGCGGCGTCAGGATGCCTTTATCCACGGCTCCGCGGATGGCGGCTACCCATGACTGAGTCTGCGACAGCACCGCCTGGCGCAGGTTGTCGCGGCGGGAGGCCTTGATCCTGAAGTTGGCATCGTCAATTGCCTGTTTGATGGCGTCCTGATTAGCATACTGTGCCGTCTGCCCCAGAGAGCTTTTGCGCAGCAGATATTCATCGTCACTGAACTCCGAGCGCCCATAGATGGCATTCATCACTTCATTTTCGGAATTTCCCTCGATGGTTGTCAGCTTGTACGTGGCCGGGCGGTTCGCCAGCGCTGTACTCACGCGATCCTGAAGCGCTTCAGGTGAAAGCGTTTCCGCATAGGAATAGACAGCCGTCATGTAATCCTGACCGTAGAGGGCTTTAAAGAACATTTCTCCGCCGGAAATGGCGTAGCTTTTCCCCTGACCCAGCATGCTCAGGATCCATTCGGCAACAGACGATTTAAGTGCCCCATCGTTCACGTCCGGGTAAACGGCCCGCTTCAGGTCGGCATCGCCGTAAATGCCTTGGGCTTCATATCCACCCGCGGCAACTGACAGCACAGCGGTTTTATCCGTGATCGCCACCAGCCCGCGGTTGAGGTAGTCATAAAACTGATCGCGAGACAGGATGTCGGCCACGCTGGCCACCGAGACGCCGCCATTGATTTTACCCAGCAGGGTAAGCTCATCAGGGGTGTAGTCTGTTTGCTCACTCATCAGGCCAAGCAGCGTTGAGCCATCTTTCATCCCTTTCGGGCTGTAAATGACCTCGTAACTGCCGCGCTTCTGGTCCAGGTCAATAGTCTTCAGGCGAACAATGCTGCTGTTGTAGACATAGTAATTCCCCACCTTCCAGGCCTTATTCCCGTCAAAATAGTAGTCGCGGGCATGGCTGACAATATCAGCGTCCAGATCCAGCAGGCCGCTGCTGATAGCATCTTCCACCTGCGGGCGAAGGCGCTTGATTTCGGACTCTGACTTCTTAACGCGGGCGAGAATGGCTTCTTTGATTTTCACGCTACGTCCCAGCATTTGTTTTTGCTCGATCGCGGACTTCAGCTGATAGCGATACTGCGCCAGCAGCGCGCGATCGGAGCTGTACAGAGAGCCAAACTTCTGTTTCCAGTCATCGTTTGAGGCCTGCTTGTCCAGCACGTTTTTGCGGTTCCGCTCTACCGATTCGTTAGCCTTCTCCAGCGCGGCACGTTCCGATTCCAGTTGCTGCGTCAGCGCCACCACATCCACGGCGCTGGCGTGCTGGGCTTTGATATAGTTCTGCAGATCTACCCCAGCCTGCTCTTTACGGCGGGCCAGCTGCGCGGCTTTTGCGGCATCCATCTGCGTTTGCATCATGGCAAGGCGGGTGCCGTCATCCTTCGCGGTATACATCTGCATTTCGATCATGTCGTTGGCGTCGGCGTTCTCCATAGTGGATTTGTCCGAGCGCAGAATATCGCTGATCCAGGTGGCTTTACGCTTGAGGGTTTTCAGGCGGTATTCATCAAACGAGCCCTTGCCGCAATAGTAATGCACGCGAACGCTGGCGCGGCCTGAGCCGACGCGCGCGCCGCGCCCGTTTCGCTGAGCGATGCTGGCGGGCGTCCAGGGCAGCGTGAGGTGGTGAATATCCGTCGTGCCCTTGTGCAGGTTGATCCCCACTTCCGCCTTTTTGTTGCAGATGATGATGGGGGTGCGTCCCTCCTGGAAATCGGCCGCGATCTGCTCCAGCCCGCCGAGAGAGATTTCATTTTGCTGGGCGATGTACGCATCATAAAGCGCCATCTGATCGGTGTACTTCTGCAGCTGTGCTTCCGTCGGCTCGTCAGGTAACTCTTTTGGCGGCTTAACGGCCTTGAGTTTCTTACCTGTCTTGCCGGCGTCAGCCACGGTCTGCGCATTGAGAATGCCGATTTTGGCGGGATCGATGTCCAGCGCGTGCGCAATGATACGCTTCAGCTTCTGATGCTGCGTTTTTTCATCGGTAAAGATGATTTGCTTGCCCTGCGGAAAGAACTCTTTCAGGGTGGCAATCAGCTTTTCATATTTTGGCGTTACCGGGTGCGTGACGCGGCGCTCATCAATGCCGAATTTTGCCAGGCGCTTGTTCACCTCGTTTTCATACTGCTCGCGGACCTGCAGCTGGATAAAGCCTCCCTTATCCAGGAGCGAATACTCAACGCCGGCGGTTTCGGTTTCTTCGTCGTCTTCGCCTTCACTGCTGACCGTTTTAGGCAGGCTGTCCACCAGCTTCTGTACGGCGTCTTTGTATTCCGGCGGGAAGCGGTAGGTGATGCGGCGGTGATACAGATCCATATCCGTGCACACGCGGTCCATGTCACGAATGATAGAGAAAATCGGACGCTGGCCGATCTCTTCAATTTCCCCCTGGCCGTTAATCACTCTTCCGTCATTGGATAGCGCCTCCGCCTGCAGGCGCAGATCCTCATAGGCTTCCAGCTGCTCAGGCGTCAGCGGCGCATCCTGCTGGTGTTCGTCAAGTTCGGGGATTTCAACCGTGTCTTTAACGTCCTCAGCCGTTTTGAGCGTGGTCCAGCGATGGAATATGCCGCGCAGCGCATCAAGGTTTTCGAAGCCCACCAGCGCCATTTTCTCTTCCACTTCGCCGCTCAGCTTCTGGATGGTTTCGAGGCGGGTTTTACCAAAGAGCTTGACGAAGTCATCCGGCCCGTAAATGCCGAGCTTCTGCCAGTATTCTTTCGGCAGCACATGGGAGAGCATGTTGTAGGCATCAACTGGCGTATTCACTACCGGCGTCGCCGTAAGCAGCACCGGCCCGCGCCCGCCGTTCTGCTTCATCAGGTACGCATTTTTAATCGCCATATCACGGGCAGACTGCGCAACGGCTGAGCCAGGCAGGTAGGCCAGCTGAGAGGCTTCACGCCCGTTTTTGTAGCTGTTACGGTAGTTGTGGCCCTCATCCGCGATCACGCTGTCAAAGCCCATATCTTCAAAATAGGGGTATTTCTCAGCTTTTTCGGTGCCGGTGTCCGCGCCTTCGGCCAGCACGCGGCGGCGCGCCGCTTCTTTGCGGTGACTGTCGGAGTCGGCGGCGCCCGCCACTTTGCCGGCGGCCACGAAGTCCATCAGCACGTCCTGCGCATGCTCATCGACCGTTTCATCGCGCAGTGGGATGCGAGAATACTGCTCTTTGGTGAAGACCACCGCACGATAGTTGCTGTGGGGAATGGCGTTCATGCGGGCGGTGATTGTCGCCTCATCGGCAATTTTGAGGCCGTCGCGCATTTTCGGCGTGCCGTCCGCATTCATCACCTGCTCGCCGTTTTCATCCAGCACCGGCACCTGTTTAATCTGATCGCCATCCGTCAGCACATCCAGACCAACAAACAGATAATTGCTGAACGCGTCTGCACTCAGAAAATCTTTCGCCTCGTAATACCAGTTTTCCAGCACCGACTTGGGCACCACATAAGCGGTTCGCGCTGATCGCCCGTTCTCGAAGTTAAACGCTTCCAGCGCCAGGGCTGTTGTTGTCTTCCCGAGGCCGGTTCCGAAACCCAGGATGCCGCGGCCATCTTCAGAGAGGCGGCGCACTTCCTGGTTCTGATAGTCAAAGGGCTGGCGCTTCCCGCTCACGCCCTGCAGGCCTAGCGGGTCGCCAGAATGCTCGTAGGGGATATTGCTGTTGAACACGTTGTTATACGTGCCTATCAGCTCATCGTAGCGATCGTGCGTTTTAATCCACTTGTTGAACTGCTCTTCAAGCTTATCAACCGCGTCGCGATAGCCGTTTGCGGTGGCTGAATCTTTTCCGCCAATGCGGGCGCCGTTGAGATACTTTTCCAGCTGCGCCGGGAAGCCGGTCGCGTTATCGCCTGATTTGCGATCCCATTCATAAATGGTTTCCCCGGATTCCTTGTCTTTACGTTGCACAACGCCATAGCGGTGGCCTACAAAAATCCCGTCGCCGCCGTTATACGTCTCGGAAACCATCGCGTCGCCGTCAAGCTGAATATCCCGGACGTATTTCAGATCCGGATAGCCATGCTCCTGCAAAAACTCCAGGATAACTGAGCGGTCAAACCAGCGGCTGTTCAGCTTAAACCGGACGCTTTCCGCTGGCGTGATGAAGCGTTTTTCTTCGATGGCGGCCAGCTGGCTGAGGATGTTGTTTTTAACCGGCCCGTCTTCAAGCTTGCTGAGGTAAGCCAGCTTTGGCGCCGTGATTTCGCCAATATCGCCGCTGGTGGCGCGCGCAAACGGGACAATGCCGCCATACGGCGAGACCGCTATGCCGGGAGTGTTAGCCAGCAGGTTAAGCAGTTCATCGTCGCTTTCCGGCAATTCACCGCTGAACGCGGCGCGGAAGGCATCCAGCTGAACCGGATCCTGAGTCAGGTCACTGTACAGATGGCGCAGCGTGTCCTGATGGCTGGTGGCGTCATAGCTGGCCTTCGAATCGAACTTAACCAGTTTTCCGGTCAGTTCGTCGGAAAGGGTACCATCAGACTTGATGGCGCCGCGGAAGGCAAACCATGCTTTTGCCCCCTTGCCAGACAAGCGGGAGACGGGCCCGCGCCCTGGGTTGCCATAGCGATCAATCTCCGCCTGGAGATGGTCTCTCAGCGTCAGGCGCTGAGCTTCTGTCTCTTCTGCTGATGCACCAGCCGCTTTCAGATCCTGGTACTCTGTCAGCATGCGGCCTATCATGGCCCCACGATACAGGCGCTCGCGGAATTTCTCAGGCTGGGCGTTTACCCAGTCCACCAGCTCAACCATATCCTTGCTGAGCTCACTGGTGTAGCTGGCGCGCACGTTTGCCATCTGGCGGAATGACATGCCAAGCCGTCCCTGGCTGGTTTCCAGGTTACGGCGCAGGCCATCCCAGGAGTCAGCGCCAAACTGCTCGCTGTTGACGGACAGCTCTTTCCCGGCGTCCGCCATAATCCATTTGCCACCGGCCATCCGGTACCAGACCCCGTTAATGATGCGCATTTCGCCATCATCAACCAGCCCCGCCATGTCTGAGGGCTGTTCCACATCAAGCAGCAGCCAGTTGATGCGGCTGTCAAACTTGTGGATCATTTTCTGCTTCAGCGCGGCATTATCGACCTGCCCGTCAGCTTTAACTTCAATACGCCCCTGGAAGCCCTGCGTTTGCTCGCCATGAACGAACCGCCGGCCCTCCTGCTCAAACCATTTGCCGTTGATGAACTCTGGCCAGAGCACGCTGGCTTCGGTGAGCACGTCATCGCTGAGATCCGGGATTTTGGCCGCCATATCCTCGGGGTGCTTTCGCATCAGTACGACATCAACCACCGTGTCAGTACCGTTTGCATCAAAGGTGCCGGTAGGGAGACGATGCGCCCCCAGGAACTCCGCCTTGCGGGACAGGCGATCACGCAGCTTCTTGTTGTTGTTACCTGAGACAATGCCCGGCGGCACAATCACGCACATGAAGCCGTTAGGCTTGATTTTGTCCAGCATGCGCAGCATGAAATAAGCCCCCATATCCTTTTCATCGGCGTAGGGCTTATCGATGTTGCGGGAGTTGTCGCGCCCGCCAAATGGCACGTTGCCCACGACATGATCGAATGAATCATCAGGTGATTCGGACGCGAGAGATTCAAAGGGGCTGACGCGAACATTGTCTTCGGGGTGGAGCAGTTGGTTGATGCGGCCGGAAACCGGGCTGATTTCCGTTGCGGTCATCAGGGTGCCTTTCGGCTTGGTTTCATTGAAGATGCCGGTACCGGCGGACGGCTCCAGTGTATTACCGACGTCAGCGCCGTAGAGCTTCATGATTTCCCACACGCCCTCCGCGATCGGCTGCGGCGTATAGTATTCAGAAACCGACCCACCAATGCCGCCTTCACCGGTATAACCGGCCAGGATCTGGCGCTGCTCATCAGTCAGCGTCGCCCCGTCGGGCAGGCTGTTAAGCAGATCCACAGCTTTTCGGTTCGCCTCCCGGCGCAGCCGGTCATAACTCTTCCCGGCTTCTTTCTGCACCCCGAATGTAACCGGAACGCGCGTGCTGCTGAGAGCCAGCAGGTACTTAATAATTTCGCCAATGCTCTGGCAGGCGTGAATGCCTTTTGAAAGGTCGGCCATGTGTGATCCTTCACAAGTAACCAGTGATAAATTCCGATAAAAGCGTGAATACTTTAACGAAGGTGCGATGTTGGCTGATAACAAACTCAGCTTTTCTTCAGTGAGAAAAGCGCTGGCTGAGGTGCTGCCCGGCAGTGACCGTAAGCAGGAAGATATGCAATTTATGACCTCCCTCGCCACGAATGGCGGGGGCGGATATCTTTTCTCACGATCAGGCGCACCTGGCGCGCTTGCCGGGCTGGCGGGCTTCGCACCAAACAAGGAAAAAGATGGCGGCGCACCGGGCATGGTGGATGGCAGTCGCTTCATTTTTGATGAAGCCAGCCTTCCTGTAGACAGGATCCAGCGCTATCCGTTGCTGGAAGAAATGTCGGTATATTCCACCATCGCCAGCGCCCTTAACATCCACATCACGCACGCCCTGTCTACGGATAAAAAAAGCGGAAAGACGTTCACCATCGAGGCAGTAAATAACGGTAACGATGCCGACTATGCGGATGCGCAAAAGCTGTGCGCTGAGCTGATGGCTGATATTGGCGATGTGATAAATCGCGAAATCTCCGGCTGGGCGACCGTCATGTGTGTTTTCGGCTCCGCCTACATCCGACCCTATGCTAAAGAGGGCGTCGGGATCACAAGCTTTGAGTGCAGTTATTACACCCTGCCCTATTTCGTTCGCGAGTTTGAGCAGGGCGGCCGCCTGGCAGGCTTTACTGGTGATTACCTGAAAGACAAGGCGGGCAAGCATGTCTTTGCTGAGCCCTGGGCGTTGATCCCAATGAAGGTGCCGTACTGGCGCCCACGCCACGATCAGATGCCGGTCTATTATGGAAAATCGCCCTACAGCCTGCTCGATGAGCCTGAAGAGCGTATGCCCATCGAAACGCAAAATTATGGCACCAGCTTTTTAGAGCACGCTTTCGAGCCGTATATCAACCTGCGCGCGGCCATTCGGTCCATGAAGGCCACCCGCTTCAATGCCAGCAAAATCGATCGCATCATCGGCCTGGCAATGAACAGCCTGGACCCGGTCAAAGGCGCGGATTATTCACGCACCATCTCGCAGACGCTCAAGCGCGCCGCTGACATGATGGAAAAGCGGGCACGCGGGGCAAACAACATGCCAACGGTTACCAATACCGTTCTGCCTGTCATAGGCGACGGTAAGGGCCAGATGACCATTGATACGCAGAGCATTCCTGCGGACATTACGGGCATTGAAGACATCCTGACTTACATGAAGCAGCTGGCGGCCGCGCTGGGACTGGATTACACCCTGCTCGGATGGGCAGATCAGATGTCGGGCGGGCTTGGCGAGGGCGGCTTCCTGCGCACGGCCATTCAGGCCGCCATGCGGGCCGCGTGGATCCAGCAGGGTGTTGAAGAATTTATTCAGCGCGCTATCGAAATTCACCTGGCGTTCAAATACAGCAAGTTTTATCCGGCTGAAGCCCGCCCCTATAAAGTGTCATTCCATTCTGTGAATACCGCGCTCCAGCAGGAGCATAACGATAACCGCGATGCACAGGCGAACTACGCCACCGTTGTGACGCAAATTCTTGATGCGGTCAGCAATAACAGCGTGCTGGCCAAGAGTGAGGCGTTCAAGCGCTACATCATCAGTGATGTGCTTGAAATAAACGAGGCTGTGGCAAACGCGCTTGTTGACCAAATCAAGACCAATGCCGGCGGTGATGGCAACACGTCCATGATGGACGCGTTAATTCGCAGTTCGCCGGATGAAATATCCGCAATTCTCGAATCAGTATTTTCAGAGGGATCTAGTAATGACTGATGTATTGAAAACGGTCACGGACCGCTTTTGCCTGTACCGCAACGCCCGCACCGGGCGTCAGAACGGCCGTAACTATGTGCTTTCAGCCGTCCGCGCCATGCTTGAGAGCAAGGAAACGCAGGAAGGGCTCAGGCTGGGCGAGCACTTCGGCTATTACGGCCATGGCCGCCGGGAAATGACCAAAAAACTGGATCTGCCTGAGACCAGCGTCATCATGGTCGAAGGCCGCCCGGTTGTCATCGACAACGTGCCCGCATGCCGCACGGTGTCCATCTCCGTGGACGACGACGGCGTGGTTACGCACACCCAGGAAATCCTGAACACGCCACCGGGTAAAATTGTGGCCGCGATGATTGAGTCCCGCGCAGGCGGCTGGTCATGGGCAACCGGCGGCCGCCAGGCGGGGAATACGGCCATCACCACCAGCTTCCACGGGTTCGATTATGTGACTAACCCGAACTATGTCAGCCTGGATCATCCGGCCAGCGCAGGGCTGTTTGAGAGCGCGGATTCGCAGACGCTCCTGGCCGAATCGCTGGAAGGTGCCGGATTCTCCGCCAGTGCGGCAGGCGACATCATCACCCATTATGGCAAGCTGGCCGAGCTGGAAATGATGATCGAGTCTACCCAGCGTAATGCTGAGCTTGAGCAGATGCTGCTGGAAAGTCAGGGGCGCCTGCTGGAGGCTCAGACGGCTGAAGCGGCGCTGAAAGAGCGCATTGCCCTGCTGGAGTCCGCAAGTGGCACACGCGACGACGTGATGGCTGGCATTCTTGCCCGCCTGGATGATCTCCCTATTTTTGTCAGCCGTGCTCAGCGGGATGCCTTCCGTTTCCGCAATGCGAATGACGCGGAGATTGTGGGCGGCCTGTTCGAATCACTCATGAAAGTTCACGCTCGCGGATTGCCGGTGGTGAATGTGGCTGATCTCGCGCCGGCAAGCACGCCAGCAGCAAAAACTGCCCCTGCGGCGATCAGTTTCAGCGGCGATAAAAATCCGTTCGCTCGATAATAATTTTTTATTAGAGCAAAAAGGGGTTGCAGCTTGCGACCCCTTTAATGTTTAATCCCTGCCCATTAGCCCATGAAAAACCCCGGCCAAGGCCAGGGTGATATGGATGTATAAACAGTTATTTAGATGGCAATAATGGCACAATATTCCACCAAAAACAAAAGTTTTTCCTTTTCGGCTGATGGCTCGTTAAATCAGTGCGGCCTTCGTGAGATCATCCAGTCTATCTCGCCAAAAATCCTTCGCCCGGCAGTGAAATACACGCTGCTGGTGGCCAGCGAGCACGCCACAGCGTCCGATCGTCTTTGCATTTTCAAAAGCCTGCAGACCATTGCAGATGAATGCGGCATTTCGAAGGATACCGCCCGTCGCCATCTGCATACTCTCACTCATATGGGCATCCTGAACCGCAAAATCATGCTCGACCAGGAGACCGGAAAGCAGCGTCCTTGCCTGTACACCTATTCAGCGCTGTTCGTGCGCATTGCCAAAGCGTTCCGCCGCATTGCTGATGGTCAAAAGAGCAGACGAAGCGAGCTGTACAAAACCGCGCTCAGTAAATTTAACGCCTTGCTTTCAGCGCTGATATCCAGAGCCCGATCAGCCTCATCCAGGGCAGGCGACGCCGGAGAGGAAGCCGATACCCCCTTGCAATCTGCCACCCTCCCCCCCTCGCAAAATCAGCCCCAATACAGTAGATCTTTTGATCCTGTAGATAAAAAAGACAATGCGGTTATCGACGTTTCAAAGGACAAAACCCCAACAGGCCTGAGCTCTTCTGCTGGTGGGCTAAAAAGCCCGGTCGCCTTCATGGAAGAGATGCGAGCGGCCCTTGCCAGCGCCATCTCCTCCAAGCGCGCCGCGTGCAAAAACGCGGTGCATCAGGCCAAAACCAGCAGTCGCAGTCATTCTGCTGCCCCAGCGGGTACCAGCCCCAGACCAAAACCGGAAACCACAACGTTCCAGCATGGCATTTATGAGGCGGCTAACCGCGAGGAAGAAGCCCGATATGCTGAGCGTCAGCAGGCAGCAGCAAGCATGACATTAGAGCAAACTCAGGCCAGAATAAGCGGTTTGCGGGCGCTACTTAAACGCAACACTTCTACTCAACAAAACGCAGGTGCCTGATGCAGGAAACAATCAAAAAGCGCGTACCACTGAGCAAGCGAATTCAGATCCCCGGACAAGGCGAACTGAAGGCTGCCAATACCCCGAGCCGCCCGCGCCCGAGTCATGGCGGACGCAGGCAGAATCCAGCGCCGGGACGCGTGAAGAAGCTGAGCCTGAAAGATATCCGGGATAACCAGCGAAAGCTCATTAAATACTGGCCGCAGCTCTTTCGAAACGGACGAATTTTACCGCTGAAGGCAGGCATCAAAGAAGCCATGCTGGCAGATCTGGAAGCGCGTGGCGTGGTGATCAATCCCAAGCGCATCGCGAGCGAGCTGTTTTCTGCCACCAACACAGAGAACTATTGCCGCCGTATGCTTTTCCTGAAGTGGCGGTTTGATCTCAATGGCAAGCCCGCCGTGAAAATTACGGAGGCTGAACGCGACTTCGCCTACAGCAAGCTGGCCCGGCGCATGACAGAGCGCGGGCGCACTCCGCCAAAAGAAGGTTTCTGGAAAATTCAGAAGCCACGCTTTCGCCGCCGCGAGGTTAAAAAGGATCCCGCCTGAGCGGGATCTTAGTGCTATTCAGGCCGCGACTCCGGCACTTCTTTGCCGCCAGTGGCGCGTTGCTGTACCAGCCGCGCGCCCATTGATAGCAACGTCAGCAGCAGCCGCAGAGAGGCATACCAAATCGGCTCCATCGGGAAAGTTTCATTCCAGACGGAAATGATAATGAACAGGGTATCGAAAACGATGGCGATCATTGCCAGCTGCAGTGACGAGAAGCGCCAGCAGTGCCGCCAGTTATCAACGGGCTTTAGCTTAGCCACGAGTCACCCCCGACAGGCACAGCTGCTGCTCAGCGCCGCGGCGCGCCTTCAGTCCGGGCAGCACCCGGCCACCTGCAAAAGCGAAATCAGGGAGATGGTTGCACATATTTACCCATTTCCCCTGCTGGGCCCATTTGTGGATTGAGGTTTCTACCCGCACGCCCCGCGCGCGGCTGTAGTACGTTTTGAGGTTACTACACCCCATATTGAACGCCGCTGAGGTCATGGCGCTGAAGGTGTTATCGGACATGTCTGCACCGCGGAAGTTCTGGTTTATGCAGGTTTCCGCAGTCAGAATGTTGCGCTCCCAGTCTTTCGCAATTTGCTTGTCCGTTTTCCTTACTCCGGGCGTAACCCCTGTGGTATTGCCGATCCCATCCGTCCATTTATTGGCCGGGCACTGATAAGGATCGCGTCGGCAGCTCTCATAATTCCCAATCAGCCGGAGTCCGGCCTCGTTGGTTCGAACGTGACCGTTACTCAGGACAATCATTATCATGGTAGCCACAGCGCAGATCGCACCGGAAGCTCCCATAACTTTCCCTTTCCTTGCCATATACACTCCCTTTCATTGCTCTAACACATTTTGCATTCACCATCATAAATCTTGTCCTTTGTTGCTCTGAAAGGATGTGTTATTTTGCTCTAATAAATTTTAAATTTATTGGCGGCAATATGATTGTTGAAATAGGTTTTGCACTTTTCATGAGTAGCTGTTCAGCGCCGAATCCGGGTAACAGCTGTGATTTCAGGCCGGCTGGCGAGAACATTTACGAAAGCAAAAGCGCGTGCATGACTTCAGAGCAAAGCCGGAGAATTCCGGCAGTGTTTTTCATTGATTGCTTCCCGGTTTACCGGGACATTAACGAGGTAAGCGAAATTGGCCAGTCGGGGCGTTAACAAAGTCATTCTTGTCGGGAACCTGGGTCAGGATCCGGAAGTCCGCTATATGCCGAACGGCGGCAAAGCGGTAGCCAACATTACGCTGGCCACGTCGGAAAGCTGGCGTGATAAACAGACCGGCGAAAACAAAGAGATCACCGAATGGCACCGCGTGGTGCTGTTCGGCAAGCTGGCGGAAGTGGCCGGCGAGTATCTGCGCAAAGGGTCTCAGGTCTACATTGAGGGCCAGTTGCGCACCCGCAAATGGCAGGATCAGGGCGGCCAGGACCGGTACACCACTGAGGTGGTTGTCGGGCAGAACGGCACCATGCAGATGCTGGGCGGGCGCCAGGGTGGTAGTTCTGGCGGTCAGGGCGGCGGTAATAATAATGGCTGGGGAGCGCCACAGCAGCCGCAGCAGTCAGGTGGCAGCCAGCCGCGCAGTTCCGCGCCAGCGGGCAGCCCGGACGAGCCGCCAATGGATTTCGATGACGATATTCCGTTCTGAATGACATAAAACCGCCATCAGGCGGTTTTTTTAATTAACACAGGACTCAGTGATTTCCTCTGAGGCTTCCAGCCTCCATTCCTCCGGCCAGATCACAGTGAAACCCATGTCTTCCAGCGTATAAAGCAGGTCGCCAGGAGAGCAATTTTCTGCATCACCGGTAAATCCCATGACCGGGCTGGCACCGTATGCCCGAACCATTGACGCTATTTCATCGTGCCCGAATTCACCTGTTACCGAAAACTCACTGATCGCATCAGGGTCACTCTCAACAAACGAGAGCGTGGCATTACGGATTAAATTTTCACCAATTTTCAGGGATATATTCACGTCCAATTTATCTTCCCTCGCTCAAGCCTTTCAATGCTCCCAGTACGAATTCAAGAAGCCCATCATTGTTCAGAACAGATCGCAACAGATAATCTTCATTATGATACATCTGGAGAGCCATGGAGAAGATTTCCGTGGCATCTGTACCATCAATTGTTTTGTCACCGTATACCCTGCCAATATAATCATGACTGAGCCCGCCGACGACAGCTACTTCGGACCTGCCTTTATACACACGCATGACTTTATAGCCCGGGTCTTCACCAGCCCGAGCCCGCAGAAAAGCCTTGGCCTTTGCAAGAAGGTTGGGGTTCGAAAATTCAATATGGTGGCCGACTTCATGCCAGAGCACGTCAATTTTATTATCGTCACTTAAAATTACTTTGCCAACGCCTACCTGGGCATTTGCCCTTGCGCCTTTTTTAATTTCAAATGCCGACAGTGACCCTAAGCTCCCTCCGCTCAGTTTAAAAATATTGCGCAGGGATTCTTCGGCTTCAGACTCACCGTTACTGTTCTGGTACATTTTTTTGAGTTTGGCAGGGAGAGATATGCCCTGAACCCACTTCGTTGCCTGCTCATCTGTTACTGAAGAGGATGAAATCAACGTATCAAACGCTTTTTTGGTGCTGTCACTTACTTTTGATTTCAGCGCGTTGAATTCATCATAAAAAGCCTGTACTGCTTTCTGTGCTTCTGGCGTCTGATCAAAGTCAGCAGGTATGGCGACAAAAATGCTCTGCATAATATCCAGCAGGGATGACATATTATCGCTGTTAAGCCCTTCCCCGTTCACTATATTACTGGTGTAGAAGTTGCTGATGTTATTAATCAGCCGCAAATTAGCGTACTGCTTAATCTCCTCACCAGAGGTATTTGATGCAATATTTTTCATCGCCGCGGTCAGGCCATCAAAATGCGGCTGCAGGTCAAGTGAGCCCAGCAATTCTTTTCCAGCCTGGCTGTCAGTTGCCATGGCTTTTGCCGCATCCTCGCCTGCGAGGGTGGCTTTTCCACCTATCATTGCCGCGTAATCATTGACGGTGTTCCACATTGTCTGTGGATCAGATATCCCGGCTACTGCCATGACGCGAGGAATGGCGCCGCCCGCAAAAGGGGAGAAAGCACGAAGGATCAGCCGGGCAAGCCCCGGCAGTTCCTGATCGTCTTTACTGGTGCCATAAACAGCAACGAAGCGTTTTAGGGGATCGACCGCCTGCCAGTATGTGCCGTTGGTAATCAGCAGAGACCATAACTTCTGGTCCCGCACATACTGCATGCCTATTCCCCTCAGGAAGTTCCACAGACTGGCATAGCCAAATTTATCCCGGGCTGTGCGATACATGCCGGGAAGATACGCTGAAACCAATGCCCGGTAATCTTTCAAAGCCTGCGCATCATCAACGTTTGATTTCATTAGTTGATTCCGCGCATACGTTATCATCGGTGTTATCCGGGATAGCATGTCATCACTACTTTCCGTTAGCCCCTGAACGCTAGATACCGCAGCCTTCAGATCCGCTATGGTTTTACAGGGCTCCGTCAGAATTACCCCTGTCGTTCTCTTTTTTGCCGCTTCCAGCAGCTGTACTGCTTCCATGGCCTTTCCTTATGAATCCTGTTTTATATTGGCATCTATCCATGCGGCCGTTTGCCTTTGAACGTCAGCAAAGGAAAGGTACTTCCCGATGTATTGCTCCAGGCTCTGCAATGTTTCGATAAAATCCAGGCTGTACTGTTCTAAAAATGCGCCAGCGAGGAAATCGGTGACAATTTTCGGCGTAATGGCCTGCTCAGATTCAGGTTCGGGTTGCGGGGCCGAAGCCCCGTATCCCATCTGTAGCATGACCTGATCTATTTCATCACTTATATCCAATAAATCGAGGCCCGCTGCCGTTTGCTGCCTGCCCATCAAGCCATCCAGCTTGTCGCTCAGATCCATTAATTCCAGTGCTGACAGAGCCATTATTTCACCCCCGCTTTCTGGATGGCGACTAACAGATCAGCCAGGTGGCGGGCGGCGGCATTGACTAAATCTTCGTTTTCATCAAAGCGACCCGCTGCCTGCAATGCCGCGATCGCCTCGCGCACCTGTCCGCGGGCATTGCGGATTTCCACCATGTCAGAGGACTGCATACCCGCAACTGACCGCAGGTAATCAATCGCATTATTCGCAGCCATATCCGCTTCACTCACAGGGTCTGGCTCAGGTTCCGGCTCTGGTGCGGGCGCAGGCGCATTGGCCTTTAGCTCATCTACCAGTGAATAAAACTCGTCAGCCCCGGCTTTACCCCCGAGATACCCTGCCTTTTTCATCAGCGCCACAATGCTGGCTTTATCGTAACCCTCAATATTGACGTAAACTTCCTGATCGCCCGTGACCAGCAAGCGCGCAAAAGTTTTCGCGTCTCCAGCCCATTTGGACGCAGCATTACGGATAGCCGCCGTGAGGGTTTCCACTGCGCTGGTGGCTGTTTCGCCACGGCGCAAATCAACCAGTTCATAATCGGCCACGACGGCCGTCGGCAGCTCAACGCGATAGCCGATCGCGCCATAGCGGATGTCATCAGTTGAGAAGCCTTTCCCGGTAAAGACGGGTAATGTCTGCGCTTCCTCTGGCGAAATCATTCCCACCCCCTGATATTCCGGCTCATTTGGCCCGCCAGCACGCAGACGCATGCCGTACCAGAATATCGACGGATCATTGATCTCCTGTGCGTTAGGGGTTGGCTGCGGGTCAGAATCAGGCTCCGGCGCGGGCGCGGCCTCAGGTTGAGGCTCTGGCTCAGCATGAGATTCCGGCGTTAGCTCAGCCGCAGGCTGTGGTTCCGGGGTGGGCTGCGGTTCCGGCGCAGGTTCCGGCGCCACCACCTTATAGCTGTCCGCTTTCCCGGCACGGTATGCCTTAAACAGCGTTCCGGTAGCGGCGTCAAGCTTCCCGCCCTGCATGGATTCAGCCTGAATCTGGTATTCAGTGCCGTCGGGATCGGCCAGAGTCACATAGCCTTCCCCGTCGCGGATAAACTGCTTCATAACTGCGCCATTGCTCAGCGTGGCCTGACCATCAATGTGCATATTTTGCTTAACGGCTGCCAGTCGATCAGCAACGATTTTCGGCTGGCCTGTGCTCTGGGAAGCCGGTGCGCCTGAATTTTGCCCGCCTGATTTGGTCAGCGCATCGACCTGGATCTGAAGCTGTTCGTTCTCGGCTTCTACGGCATCCGCCAGACCCGCAGCCGCACTGACCTGCTGCTCTAATTCAGCTGTCTGGCTGGTTATCGTTTCTGACTGGTCAGAAACATCGCTCATCGCGTCTTCTTTCTGGTCGCTGTCTGCCTGCAGCTGGCTGATTTCATCAGTGAGCGCTTTTTGCTTTTTCTGTGCCTTCTGGAATTTGCCGCTGTTTTTTTCTGCCAGGTTAGCCAGCTTCATGGTTACCTGCGCCAGCGTCATATCCTGCCCGCTCATGGGCGCGACAGTATGGGTCACGTCTTTTTTATTCAGCAGAAACTGGAATGCCACCAGCGTATCGTTGTTCGTGATCTTCCCGTCGGCAGTCGGGCTGTGGAACAGAATCGAAATGGTCTGACCGTCACTCAGAGGAATGATGGCGGGCAGGACCGGCAGGCCGTTAATGTTGCGGGCGCGGCCTATGTCGGCACCGCCAATTTCGGTGGCGCCGTCCTGCACCGGGCCGCCTGAATTATTACTGCCCGCCTGCAGGCCTGTGCCGGTTAATTTCTGGTTCAGCGTGCGGATAAAGGCCTTCATGGTGCGGCTTAACTGCAGGCGGCTTGAGGTGATCGCCTCCAGCATCTGGCCGCTCTGCCAGTGAACCGGATCATCATAAAAAAACGTCGCTTCCAGATCGGCCAGCGTATTGGCTTCGGTCATGAGGTAGCGATCTTCGCCCGCCATTAACTCGCGGTATTCCTCATCCGTGACGCTGGGCGGTAAAACGTCATGGCCCGGGCGAACCGTTACGCCTTTGTGCAATAAAAAACGATTCTGCATGTTAGCTTCCTGCCTTGAGTTGTTTGATCCGCTGCTTTAACTGCTGGTTCAGCGCCTGCGCATGGGTCAGGCGGCCGTTTTCCTTATCCAGGCGGGCTTTGAGGTCCGTAATCGCCTGCTGTCCGGCGGTAACCGTTCGCGTGATGGCCTGATAATTTGCTGTGACCTGCGCATTGCGCTCTTTGGCTTCCTGCAGCTTCTGGAAGTTAGATTTAACCGCTGGCTTTTTATCAACCGGGTTAGCAACGCGGGCCGACTTGGCAGCCAGGGATGCGGTGAACTTGGCAGTATTTCGCTGCGCTGCATTTCCCATCACAGCGCCCAGCGCCTGCACGCTGGCAGACTGCCCATTCGGGATAGCCTTGCCGTTGAGTTTAATGGCAGAGATGTCACCCGTATCGTTCACCTGAAGGGCCAGCGCCTGGCCGTCCTGCAGGATAATTTTGGCTGTCTTGACCTTCACGCCATCTTTCAGGGTGGCGCGGTTGCTGGAATCCACTTCCAGCACAGTAGCGCCCGTTTTGTTGATCGCAGTGATAAGCTCTTTGAGCCCTTTCTGATTAACCTGGTCAAAATCGACCTGGGCATATTTCGCGCCGTTAGCCGGTCCGCTCATTAGTCTCGTCCTCTGTGATTGTCAGGTGATACGTCCGTGTCACCGTTTGCGAAATCGGGAAGATGCGATACAGCGGGTTAAAAAAAGAATCGCCGTGCGTCACCGTCACCGATAAGACCCAGTCGCCAGATCCCTCACCCATATGAAGGGTGGGAATGTGCAGCCATTCGCTGTTATCCCCGCGGCAGACACAGGCAAGCCGGCGCGCCTCACCTTCGATAAGCGTCGTCGGTTTACGTGCGTCCCGGATCCAGTAATCTACTGTCGCCCCGCGCAGCTTTGAGAAGCGGCTGTGATAAATGACCGGCACCCTGACGAAATGGCGCTGGACATCAACGTCTCCCAGCCCCATGATCTCAATATCTTTACGCTGTAAAACAAGGCGATCTGCTAACGCTATCAGTGCTATGGCCGCAGCAATCATTTCAATCACTTGCCGCCCCCTTTTTTAAATAAATTGGTTAATCCATTCAGGAGCATGTCTAGGTTAAAGCGCCTGACAGCGGCCATTACTTCGTGCCCGTTATTGCTCGCCAGTAAGACCGACAGGTACGTTATATAGACTTCCCATTTTTGGTGCTGCCCTATCAGGTACGCCATCATCCCCGCCGTGACGGCCACAAAAAGCTCCGTCACGAAATCCAGGGATCGCCCTTTCAGGCGCCCGTCCCGGATGGCCATAAGAAACGCACCGATCCCACTGACAACTGATAGCAACAGGGCAATCGCAACCTGAATCTGTTCCTGTGTCAGTGCCACCGGAGTTACTCCATGTCCATTGCCTGCCCTGATTTTAATGAAAGTGCATTCTCGGTATTTCTGGGCTTTTCGGGCGGACAGAAAAAACCGCTACGAAAGACGATCACCATCACCATTGGCTCTGGCGGCTCGGCAGGGAAAGCTAGCACCGGCTCTGATGGTACAGCTGGCTCCGCCGGAGGGGCTTCATCTTTTGGCAGCTATATCTCACTTGCAGCTGGCTCTGGTGGAAGTGGTGGCGGGGGGGGGG